TTCGTGTCCAAATGCCTGATGATTCCTTATACAACCAAAAAATACGTGCTGCAGAGATATATCTGCATGTTGACGTTGGCGAATAAAGGTCGGTTTAGGCAGTGCGGCCATGAAGGATGTGGGCAACACGACAGGAAACGTAATGGTGTGGGGACCGGGGATTCTGGATTCATCGCGAAATAATGATGCGACAATATTTGGGTTTATGTCGCAAACAGGCTGTGGGGTATATCGATTTAATGCAGAGCAGACGGGGGGCATTATGCGATACAGATGCGGTATTTATGCTAACGCCAGTGATACTCATGCGTTTATACAGGTCGATCATGCCACAGGGAATGTTACATGCTGGGGCGGACTGGGAACAGCAGCATCAGGAATAACCCTTAAATCCAATAATCTTTACGGCACTTCAAACACCACGAAATCCAGTGATGGCACGCTTAAGGCAGCATCCCCGGTTGCCCGTATTATCGCCAGTGCAGAAAAATGCCAGCGCGCGGATGTTGCTGAACAAGGCTTTACGTGGTGTGGCAGCGGCACGGCCAATGCAGAAGCTGAGGGCGTCAGCATTAGCCGTCTCGATGTTGGTGTTTATGAGCTGACAGGTTCGGCTGGTCTGGCATCCGAAGGCTGGCAGATTCTGCCGCCGATGGACCCGGGCGGCATGGGCGAACTGGGTATTGTTGAGGCTGAGAAAGCAGAAAGCGGAGCGCTGGAAATCCGCCTTTTTAAGCGTAAATACATGCTGGGCGATGAGGGTGAAATGGTTAAAATGAAAGGTGAGCCGATTGATGTTCCAGCAAACAGCTGGATTGATGTTCGCCTCGACATGCCTGATAACAGTATATGGAATCTGGCTCACAAATACTCACAAGCAACAGACTAACTTATTCAGTTGGTGATACTTTCTGTTCCAACTCCAAGACCTTCTTTTTGAGCTCCTTTATGGCCTGGATGCACAGAGCAACAGGCCCGCTATATTCAACAGAGTAGCTCCGTCTGGTCAAATCGGGTTCCCGGACCAACTGCCCTTCATCATCAAAATCACCCTGATCATCAAAAACAGAACCAACACATTCCGGTAATACGTTCAGAAGCTGTTGAGCAATCACACCAGCGGAAGGCATGCCGTTTTCAGCCCACAAGAAAGTGACACCATCAAGTTGATCTATTTTTTCAAGGGCGTTTTCGATGGGGGTAATTTTATCTTTTTTATCAGCATCAGATGTTTGAGACACAGTTTTCGCCTGGAAAGTGCCCCCATAGTCAAAAGTGAAGGTGTAACCCGACTCATTATTTTTATCCGCTCTGAGATTGGCCCGGCCGGTATCAGAAGGTGCGAAAAAAAGGAGTCCTCGAGATGAATTTAAGTCCTGATCACGTGCCCAGAAATGCGCGTACGCTCCACTACCGGCATAGACATAACACACGCTGGAAATCGTCTGAGGAGAGGACCAGGTATTAGCTGCATTGAGTTTTGCTACAGCATCTCCTGAGGTCCCAACGTTCTCAATGGCCGCACTTCCTAAACCGACCTTTATTCGCCAACGTCAACATGCAGATATATCTCTGCAGCACGTATTTTTTGGTTGTATAAGGAATCATCAGGCATTTGGACACGAACGGACACAAATTGGTCACGAGGTATATCAACCGGATCACCGTCACTGAAACCTTCCAGTTCGTTTCTGGCAAATGCTGGAGCTGTTGGATACGTTCGGTGATAGGTTTTAACCAAGACTGAACCGTCAGCATTTACTTCATAATCAAGCCAGATCAGCGGCTGTTTGTTGCGGTCCGACGGTATTTCAAATCCGCCATCGATGCCGCCCCAGCCTACATCAGCATTTAATCCCATACAGCCCTTAATCAAATACTGCCCAACGTCAACACGCGAAACAGAGCAACCTTCTGATTCATCATTCACTTCACTGCTACCGTCGTTGAAAAGCTTCACTATCGGAGAGGCTCGCTTAATAAAACCATTCGAATCAATGGTAGTGTTTCTGTCATGCCAGTGGACACACCAGGTACCGTTGTTATTCAGCGTCATGTCCGTTGCTGTTCCGTAGCGTGACGCCAGACCGCCGGTTGATGTTACCTGCATCTGCGCTACGGCTGTAATTCGCCTCATGACAAGCATTGGCCCATAAGCGTTAACCCAGTTCGTGCTATTAGCGCCTGCGGCAGACACAAAGCCGTTATAAGCAGTAACCTGATTAGCATCATTCGCGATAATGGCTGGTGCTTCAGCACCTAAACCAAAGGACCCGACCTGCAGTACCGAACCCGACGTTTTATCTTCCAGAGAGCCGGGCTGCAGGTTCTTTAATGCAGATGTTCCTAAACCGACGTTTTATATAATGTTTTATTAGCCTCATTCCGATAACGTCACCTGATTTTTACAATAAAGAAGGTGATTAATATTCATGCAAATTGGCTACGTCAGGGTATCAACAAATGACCAAAACACCGATCTCCAGCGGCAGGCGCTCGAACGCGCAGGATGTGAGCAGATATTCGAAGACAAAATGAGCGGTACCGTTGCTAATCGGCCAGCGCTTAAAAGGTTGCTTCGGGCATTACAAGAGGGCGATACACTGGTGGTCTGGAAATTGGATCGCCTGGGACGCAGCATGCGAAATCTGGTTTTGTTGGTGGACGAACTCCGACAAAGAGGGGTTCATTTCCGTAGCCTCACCGACAGCATAGACACGTCCAGCCCGATGGGACGATTTATATTTCACATCATGTCTGCCCTGGCAGAAATGGAAAGGGAACTTATCGTTGAGCGAACCCGTGCTGGGCTGGCAGCGGCTCGCGCAAAAGGGCGAATAGGGGGACGCCGCCCGAAATTATCAGCAGATCAATGGGCGCAGGTGGGTAGGCTTATAGAAAACGGCGTGAACAGAAAGCAGGTCGCGATTATCTATGATGTTGCCGTGTGTACTCTGTATAAGAAATTCCCTGCCTCTAAACAGGTGTAATTATGTGCACTTGAATACTAAAAGGAAAATTTACAAAAGACATAATTTCATGGGAGAGAGAAACTTACAAACGAAGCGGTGAAGCCTTGAGCAGAGAATGCTACGGCATACTCTTGCGCACCTTCCTGAATAAAACTACTGTATATATACACAGTAAGTTACAAGGGAGGTAATAATATGCAACTACAACGCCTTATTTTTCCGGACGTTCCGGTACAGATCCCCATTTACGGGGATCTCGTTTCTGCAGGCTTCCCCAGCCCTGCCGCTGATTATATCGAGAGCGGCATCGATCTGGTGTCGCATCTTATTCCCCATCCGTCTTCGACATATACCCTGCGCGTGTCAGGTGATTCCATGATCGGCGCCGGTATTCTCGACGGCTCATTCCTTCTCGTGGACTTCAGCCTTACTCCCCAGCATAACGATATTGTCGTTGCCAATCTTGGAGGTGAATTCACCGTCAAAAGACTGGTGACGCACCCGGTGCCTCAACTGCTGGCTGAGAATCCAGCATACCCTCCGATCCCAATTTATGACGCCGACGGGTTAGACATCGCCGGCGTTGTCATTTCTGTCATCAACACGATGCACCGCAATGTTCGCCCTCGTTGATATGAACTCGTTTTATGCGAGTTGCGAAACTGCATTTCGCCCCGATCTGGCCGGGCGGCCGATCGTGGTACTGAGCAACAATGACGGCTGTGTCATTGCCCGATCCGCCGAAGCTAAAAAGCTCGGCATAAAAATGGGCACGCCGTGGTTCCAGCTGCGCGAGACGCCTTTCCCGCAGCCGTTGCTCGCGTTCTCGAGTAATTACGAGCTCTATGGCGATATGTCGCAGCGCGTGATGACCACTCTCGAAGAAATATGCCCGCGCGTGGAGGTTTACTCAATCGATGAGGCCTTTTGTGATCTGACCGGCGTGCGCAATTGTCGTGACCTGGGCGATTTTGGACGTGAGATCCGAGATACCGTCTGGCGCAACACACGCCTGCGCTGCGGCGTCGGGATCGCCCAGACGAAGACGCTGGCCAAGCTGGCTAACCGGGCCGCGAAAGAGTATCCCCAGACCGGGGGCGTGGTCGATTTATCGAACGTTGAGCGCCAGCGCCGTTTAATGGCGCTGATGCCGGTCGAGGAAGTGTGGGGCGTCGGCAGGCGGATAGCCAAAAAGCTCGAGGCAATGGGGATCAGCAAAGCGCTCCAGCTGGCGGACACGGATATTCGGTTCATCAGGAAACACTTCAACGTCGTGCTCGAACGAACGGTGCGCGAGCTCCGCGGCGAGTCTTGTCTGGAACTGGAAGAATTTGCACCGGCGAAGCAGGAAATTGTCTGCTCCCGATCGTTTGGCGAACGGATCACCGGGTACGAAGAAATGCGCCAGGCAATTTGTTCTTATGCGGCCCGGGCAGCGGAAAAGCTGCGCAGTGAACGCCAGTACTGCCGGTATATTTCCGCATTCGTGAAAACATCGCCCTTTGCGCTGAACGAGCCTTACTACGGCAACAACGTTGGCACGAAACTGCTGACACCGACACAGGACACCCGTGACATTATCGCGGCGGCCACGCGCTGTTTGGATGCCATATGGCGCGATGGCCACCGGTACCAGAAAGCGGGGATCATGCTGGGCGATTTTTTCAGCCAGGGCGTGGCGCAGCTCAATCTGTTTGATGACAACTCGCCGCGGGCCGACAGCGACGCGCTGATGACGCTGATGGACCGGCTCAACAAACAGGGCAGGGGCACGCTCTATTTTGCCGGACAGGGCGTCCAGCCAGCATGGCAGATGAAGAGAGAAATGCTGTCTCCATGCTATACGACGAGGTGGTCAGATTTGCCGATCGTCAGGGCGCACTAACTGTAAATCGTCGGGGGTTTTTCCCCCATTATTCCCCAGTAATTCCCCTGGCAAATTTCAGGCATAAAAAAACCAGCCTTAAGAGGCTGGTTTTTCTGAGGTTTCTTGGTCGGCACGAGAGGATTTGAACCTCCGACCCCCGACACCCCATGACACCGCTTTCAATACGCTGTAAGCCGCGCCATGTCTGGTGTTGATGATGGTTTGACTGTATAAACAAACAGTGCAAAAAATGCAAAATCGGCACGTTATACATCAATAAGTTAGGGCTTGTTTATCCCCATGGTTTTGAGGTCAGCCAGTCTTAATTTCGCCGTGAGGCACCACTACCCAGTCAATATGGTTTTGGGTATAGATCTTCGTGGATTTTGCATCACTATGAGCCATGCGCCCCTGTGGATCGATGCCGCTTTTATCGAAAAGAAAAGCTGCCAAAGCTCGTATCTCGTGGAAGGTAGGCCTCTCTTTCACTGCCAGGTGATCGTAAAGATGGAGATCGTCCCGAACAGCTGAAAATGCCCGACTTAAATAGTCCGGGGCCACTTGGGTTGGGTGAGTTACCTCTTTGCTTGGCTTCACATTCCTTTCCGGGATCCGGTGAACGACGAACGGACTGGCGATATTATCGCGGCTATTATCAATGATCCTTTTCAGTTCTTCACCGATCGGGATAGCCACATGTGAGGCTTCTTTCTTCTGTACTTTTTGACGGTGAATATAAAGTGTGCCATACAGCCCATTTTCTGGCGTATCGAGCCAGACGCATCCGCACACACCATTTTTTGGTTCCTTTATGGAATAGCGGATCCGAGAAACCTCAAGTCGCGCGTGTGTCGTTTGCATAGCCAGATCCATGGCCGTTTTTAACCAGAGATCAGCAGCCCTGTGAATGGCCTTAAAGCTATCCAGTGATAAACGCTGACGCGCCTTCTCATCCACCCGACGCATCTTTTTGCGGGTCGCCGGGTTATCCATCATCAGCGATTCATCGACAGCATATGAGAATAACTTTTTAAGGAAGCTCACCTTTCTGTTCTGGACGTTCGCCGACGCATCAGCATGGAACTCGTTAATAAACGCATTCACATGCTCAAGCTCAATATCACAGGCCGGAATATTGACGAAAAATTGCTTAACGCGTAATGCATCGTTTCTCCAATCTTCCAGCGTGCTGTCAGATGGCCGTTCGTCTTTTATCGCCCTCTCCAAAATATGCTCGACATGATCTGAAAATGGCAACGCTTCACCATTGATACCACCTGATTCTCTGATGAGTCCATCGATGGTAGGGATGCTTTCTGGCCGCATCCTGGCGTTATATTCACGGGCAATAGCGATCGCCATTACCCGATCCTTGCCGAGAGTTTTCTTTTTGCCGGTGACGAGGGTGAATTTATATACGCCCCGATCTTTATCGAAAAAAAGAAAATCTGGTAGATGCCGGTATTCTCTTTTTCTTGGCCTTGCCGCCATGATCAGTCCTCAATTAAACGGCGTACTTCCTGATTGATAAACGAGTCGACGCCCCATTTTTCAGAAGAGCATACCCAAACCCCACCATCTACAACCCGCCCAAGTAAAACACCATTTTCAACCCAGCGTTTAATTGTGCGATTGTCAGGTACGGATCCAGCTTCGAATTCTCGTTTACCCCAGAGGCTCGCCTTCATTAGTTTGGACATGGCTATCTCTCCACTTAGCCCGGCTGCACCCGGGCGTTTAACATTATTGGCTGGTGGCAGGAATTAACAGCTGCCAGATTGCCGAAACGTACTTTGACTTCTTAACCGCTCCCGTCATTAACAGTGAATAAGCTGTATTCGCTAAAAACAGCTTTAAGGGTGTACCGCCCATGCACATGCTTGTCATGCCGCACCCCTTTTCACAAAAATAATCCAGTGCGTTTTGTCGCCCTTGCCGGTGCGCTGCCAAATAACCGGTTTAACGTCTGTCAGCGCTATTACCTGGCTTACCGGGATCTGCGTTTCGTTCCATTTAAAGACGAGTACGCCGAGTGGCCGCAGCACGCGGAAAGCCTCTGCGAAACCAGCGCGCAGGTCGTCGCGCCAGGTGGTCTTATCCAGTGCGCCATACTTTTTCCGCATCCAGCTATTCTCGCCGGCTCGCTCCAAATGGGGCGGGTCGAACAGCACAACCGGGAAAACCTCATCTGTAAACGGCAGCGCGCGAAAGTCGGCGATCACGTCCGGGCTGATCACCAGGTGGCGGCCATCACTAAGGGTATGCTCTTCGGCGCGGATATCGCTGAACACGGCGCGGGGATCTTCTTTATCGAACCAGAACATGCGGCTGCCACAGCACATGTCGAGGATGGTTGCGTTATCTGTCACGCTGCACCTCTGGTATCAGCTGCCTTAAAAGACTTACTGGCGATGACAGCAGCCAGGCGTGCAGCTGCAGCTTTTTGTGCGGCCACGCTTGCAATGACAGTCGGCCGCTCTTTTTCGGTATTAGCGCAGATACCTCCCCAGTTCGAGATGAAGAAGAAATCTTCCAGTTCCGCCGCGGTAGAGTTCATCGCCAGCTCTTCCAGCATCAGCACGATTCCGCGAGGATGGTACTGGCCAAGCAGGGACTGAATGGCATAGCCGAATGCGTTAATCATCACTGCGTGGAACTGGATGTACTCCCGCTTATATTCCGCCTGATTGGTACCATTGCGCACCCAGTCAATGCCGGTCAGGCCAATCCAGCTCTGCCAGATATCATGCACGTCTTCCTGACGCGGCGGCTCTTTGCCAGCGTTAATAAATTTGGCAGTCGCATCGCTAAGGGCTTTGAAGCTGACCCAGAGGTCGCTTTTGCCCGGCACAATATTGTGCTCGAAGTCGACGATCTCAGAAAAAACGGAGTGAGAGGTCAGGAACGACACCATGCTTTGAGCTGTTTCGTTGCGTCCGTCATACGCCATATTGATGGCCGCCGACGGCTTCGACACGTTGTTGTTGATGTCGGAAAAAAACTGCTGGCGCGTTTTTAGTGGCAACTGATGCGTCAGCATCAGGGGAACGCTAATCGGCTCGCCAACTTTACGGCAAAACTCGGCAATACCTGCAGCGCGGTGCTGGCCATCAAACAGCTTGATCTCCGCGTCCATTGGGAAGCGCACCACGCCGACGTTAGTATTACCGAACTCTTCGAACTCGATCTCTGAGTTGCAGTTACCTACCAGCGGCGGAATGATGTACGGCTCTTTATTCTCATGAGCGTTCACCAGGTATTCGTAAAACTTCCGCACGCGGGCTGGGTTGATCTCACGCTGGGAGCGCTCAAGGGTGCTGCCCACGTTATCGGAAGCCAGTACGCGCGCCAGAGTGCGGCCAGGGACGGACATCAACAGAGTGAGCGTGCCGCCCTGTAATCCCCTCGAAGCCGGAAACTCGAAGTAGTGTGTCATGTTGGTGCTCATAGAATCTCCCCCTCGATCTGCAATTTGACAGCGGCGCGCTCAGCCTCGCGTTGCTCCCAAAACCACTGATGAAGCTTCATGAGTTCTTCATCAATCGGAGCATATTTGCGGTCAAAGTAGGCTTGCGCGTCTTTTTCCGCTTCATCTGGTAATTCGCCGGGGCCAAACAACGTGTTATAAATCCACGCCAACCCATTTTTAGCGTCGCCGGTACCCTGCCAGTCGATAATGGCGGCTTGCATGACAAGAATGTTTTTCCCGATTAGCAGATCCAGTTCCTGATAGCGCTTGCGGATATAATCCTTTTCGCGCTCCAACTCTGCGTTACGCTTCTCTGCGGCTTCCAGCGCAGCCATTGAGCCAATATGCGCCAAATTTAGCGCCTCCAACCGAGAGGCCATTTCCCGTACCAGCTCAGAATAAACGCCAGTCTGCTTGATGCTGGTAGAGTAGCTGTGTGCCGTTCTGACCAGCTCAATAATGGTCATTTTTGCCAGTTGCTCTTTCATTGGCGCGCCTCGCTCAGTTCATTGAAGCGGTTCAAGAACAGGCCATAGGCCTGACCCGGGCGCAGTGGATTGATCTGGATGAGGTCGGATGCAGGTATGCCTTCGAGAATCGGCCAGTGCTTACCGTTGTCGATTTCCAGATCCCGGCGCTCGGTTGCCAGCATGACCAGATCTGCATATTTAACGGCGGTAGATTGGTTAAGCGGGAGACCGAACTTACTGCGGATCAGGTCATCCACTTGTGTTTCGATGCGGCGATACTCCGGCAGCAGCGCTTTTAAAGGCGCGGGCATGTCCAGACAATAAGCTTCAGCTGCATCGTGCAGCAACGCTTCAAAGGCGTATTCCGCCGGGACGATCAGGCTGCACAGAACGGAGTGCTGCGCCACGCTGTAAAACTCCGGCAGGTGACCGGCAAAACGGCAAATATTGGACAGGGCAGTAGCGATGTCCTCAATATCAACATCGTCTGTTTGCGCGTTCAGGTAATCAAAATGCTTACCGCTCAGGGTTTGAATAAAGGACATCGTTAGTTCTCCGTGTTATTTCGCGCTGCACCGCGTCGAATTTTGGTTACAGGAATCCCTCGCCCGGAGGCGATAATTAATGAGGATCCGCTTCCATAAATGCCCCCTGAGGGGGCATTTGCAGCAGCAGACTAAGCGGTGAACGCGCCGATAAAAGTTTCTACCTGGCTGTCTTTGAACTTTTCCACCAGCAGATCGCGGAATTCAACAGCCATATCTTCCTGCTGGGCTTCCAGCTGGACGATGCGCAGCACCAGCGTCGGGCGATCGCCGCCAATGATGCTCAGACGCAACTTAAACGGACGCTCATTCAGGCCTTCAAACGGCACACACTTAAATTCGAAAGCAACCGGCATAATGTCCTGCGTTCTGGCTTCAACTGATTCCATCAATGAGCGCTTACCGCTGAAGTCCTGATCTTCGAAGTCTGCTTTTTGGATCGATTCGATGGAGATCTTGCGGATTGCAGCAGCTGATCGCTTGGCATCGAGCACAGCACCTTCAGCATCAAAGCCGAGCAGGTTTTCCGCCCAGTCTTCCAGCCATTCCGCCAGCTCTTTTTGAGTATGGCGTTCGCCGTTAATGGAAAGCAGTGAAGAGTACGGTGCGGTCTTTTTCAGAGCGAGCAGGGCGGTATTGTCGGCATGACCGGGATTCACCAGAGTGCCCAAGTTGAAGACGGAAACTGCGCGCATCTCATCTGCATTGATGAAGCATCGCGTACCTTCTTCGGCGTAGCCGGTGGAATAGCGGGAAAAATCTTCGATACTGGCTGTCTGCATCTTCCCGCGAAAACGGAAGCGCTCTAACGACAGACGCTCCAGGCTTTCAATACTTGCGCCAGCCGGGATCACAGCTGCCGGACAGTCCACTGAAGACAGTCTTTCTTCCAGGAACTGTGACAGGACAAGGGCTTGCACTTTTTCGATAGCGCCTGAGTCTAAAGAGTAGGACATGTGATTTCCTTAAATGGGGTTAACGGTAGGGCTTACTGTTGAGCGCGGAGCTTCGCGTCAGGATCACCGGCCAGGGTAAAGAGCTGCCCCTGATCTTCCTGCAAAATAGAAAGCTTGCCGCCGCGGTTCACATACATCGGCGTTTCGGTAGTGTCCTCCTCGGAGGATTTACCGCGTGGGGTAGGTCGTACATAAGCCAGCTTATGCTTGATGTTGACGCGCTTCTCCTCAACAGAGTTGCTCATGCGATCAAGCTCAAAGGTCACTGTTACCTTGCCTTTCTGACCGTTGTTCAGCACGCCGAACGCCACTTCGCTGAGCGCTACAGCGATCTTGTTTTCGAACACGCCACCATCAAGCTCACCCAGGAAATCAGGCACTTTGGTCAAACGTTCATTACTCATCGGTTTTACCCTCAGAAGAAGGCGGCTGACACCGCCGGGTTAGTTTCTCCACACAACACAGAAGAGCACCTGCACAATATCTCGACTGCAATCGCCTTATGTACCCGGGTGGATTGGGTTATGAGCCCGTCGCCCAGTGATGCTCTTGTGTGTTGCGTAAAAAAGTGCGGCATCCTCACGGGAAAATAAGATCAGACGCCGCCAACAGACTTCACACGTTCGTTTTATTGGAATTTTGGTTGTGACACCGGGGCGCTACACCCGCTTACTTCCCGCCGCTCTGTTTTGGTATTGGTCACCAGTACCTGTGACTCAGCCGATTTTCGGGTCTTTGCGTCGGCCGGCGCTGCAGCTCGCTTGAGCACATCACAACTGGAAGCGCACTCCAGCAAGTTCATACCTGTCACCCATAACCGATAAGTTAGGGAGTGCGCTTTCATGTTGTGCCCCGGTCTCTTCCCGGGTGTCACACCGTGGCGCCGCGATGGTGAATCGCTGTTCGTGGCATTGGCTTGCACATTCCGGCTACCCGGTAGATCGGGATACTGTGAAAGGAATCCCCGGACCGCTGCGGCACATGTGCCATATGCCGATGGACTCAAGATAATCACAAATTGCGAGTAACGCAAGTATAAAAATGCGTTAAACGCAATCAAAAGACAAAAAAAAGACCTCCAGAGGAGGCCATTTTTCTTAAATGTTGATTACCCGTGACGTTTGAATGCTTGGGATTGGCTTATCAGAACCTTGCCAAAGATATGAAAACGATGTTCGTTTTCTTTGGTAATGTTCCACTCCCTGTACTTGGGATTGTCAGAAATAACGAGTAGCTGGTCGGGAATCATCTGTAGGCGTTTAACGTAAACTTTTCCGTCAAATCCAAACACATAAATTCCATCGCCATCAAATTCATTAACGTTTACATCGACAAAGATGAGATCGCCAGGTTCGATTGTAGAAGCCATGCTATCACCGCGAACGTTGATAACCTTAACGCCGGTTGACGTCCTGCCTCCAAACATAATCACTGCCTGGTCGTTGCTGTATTCGATGGCATGTATAACATCGATAACGTCACTACCTTGAATATGTCCTGCCCCGGCGCTTGCGCTCACATCAAGTACCTCGACTCTATACACATCATTGTCCTTTCGGGCTGATGAATCAATTTTACTGTTTATATATACAGTAGACTCATTTTCCGAAGAGGTAAATAGGTCAGGGACTTTAACGCCTAAAGCGTGAGCAAGTTTGTTAAGTGTTTGTTCTGAAAACTGCTTTTGCTTACCAGTCTCGAGGCGTGAAATATTTGCAGCATCAATCCCCACAGCCTCAGCGAGTTCTGCGATTTTCATGTTCTTCGTCAGGCGAAGATATCGTATGCGAGATCCTATGTTCATGCGCCTATTACATGTTGTTTTTGCGTCTCATGCAAAGCAACTTGCGCAATTCGCCTACATGAAATAACATGCGTATTACGCAAATGAAGGAGAATTTATGCAATCACCATTACGAAAGTTGCGTAAGTCGCATGGATTGACTTTGTCGCATGTAGCAACAGGCGTCCAGGTCGATCCCGCTACGTTGAGCCGCATTGAAAGATGCGAACAAGTTCCGTCCGTTGAATTAGCTGAACGCCTTGCCAGATTCTTCAATGGCGAAATCAGCGAATTACATATTTTGTACCCGAGTCGTTATCAAGTCGCTGATGACGTCTTGGACAAAACCAATCTTAGTTCTAAAGCAGCAACCTGATAACTACCAAAGGAAAAAGAACATGGTAGGACAAAGCTCTAAACAGGCAGATTTGAAAAAAAAACTGAACCTGAAGGAAATTAGAAAGCTTGAAAAGCTTTTTCCCGATTCAGTTCATCTGGATGAAAAAAACCGGGTGGTAATCCTCAACGGCTGGACACTTTCAGAAAAATTTCCAGATTCCATAGGCCATGAGAAGGAAGGCGAAAACATCGAAAAGGATTCCAATGGGCTTCGGGCTCCGGGGATATCCAGAAATTGTGGCTTCAACACGCCCATAAGCATCGTAGCTGAGCATTTCTTGGTAGGGATGGTTAATCCACTCACCAATGCCCCAGAAAAAAACGCCCAAAGAAACGAGAGCAGTCGGAACCGCAGGGTAGGCAGAAAGAAGACCAGTCCCATTAACCAAAAAAACGAAAGCTCCAGCAACGATCAAAACCTTGTACCAGTAATCAAGGGCCAACTTAGAAAGAGGGTTATTCATTTTTTTCGCCGCTTTATGACTTAAAAAATAATTTTAATTGAAGGGTTAGCATCATGGTAGAGCAAAAACAAAGTTTGAAAGACGTGGTAAGGGCGATGTGCAAAGCGTTGCCGGGTGGCCGTGAAGCAATGGCTGGTGCGCTGGGCATGACGATCACTCAGTTCAATAACAACCTATACGAAAAGAATGGCTGTCGTTTCTTTGAAGTAACCGAGCTGGAAGCGATGGAAGACATTTCAAATACCTCCCTGGTGGCTGATTACTTTGCTAAGCGCCGCGGTGCCCTGCTGGTGGATGTGCCGAACCTGGCGGATCTGGATCGTGTTGACCTGTTTAGTCGGGCAATGCGTACCGCCGCCGCGCGCGGACAGGTTGATCAAATTATTGAGCAAGCGCTCGAAGATGGAGTGATTGAAAAGCATGAAGCAGAAGAAATCCTGTCCCACCACCGCCGCCATCTGGCTGCGCGTGAAGAAGAGATCCGCGCAATTGTCGCGCTGTTTGCTCGTAAAAATAAGTGACGCCCGCGAGTGTGCAGCTCCGGGCGTCGTGGCGTTTTATGCTTCGTGGAGAAACTAACGCATGAACAGTTTAAACCGATTCAGGCCAGCTAAGCAATTTCGTTGCCGTCCGCTGGTGGGTAATGCCCCGTTCGGCTATGACGAAATATTACGTGCAGCCGACGGCAGCCACAACTACCAGCCAACTGATGAACTGGTAGGCGCATTTTCCGCAATGAACGAGAAAGGGCGTGATGAGTGGAAGAACTTGACCGGCGGTACCGGGATCACCGGGGGATTGAAGTACACGTCATTGGTTATGACCGGGAAAAGCGGCAGGTCATCTTCATGCGCAGCGGTTACCCGCACGAGTTCATGCAGCCTGTTGAGCGGTTTCGGGAGAAATTCAGAAGGGTGGAAGGATGAGCACTAAATTAACCGGCTACGTCTGGGACGCATGCGCCGCTTCAGGCATGAAGCTCTCCAGCGTGGCTATCATGGCCCGGCTGGCAGACTTCAGCAATGACGAGGGCATCAGCTGGCCTTCCATCGGCACCATTGCCCGTCAGATAGGCGCGGGCGAAAGCACCGTGCGTACTGCGATTGCGCAGCTGGAAAAAGACAACTGGCTTTCGCGTAAACAGCGCCGTCAGGGAAACCGCAACGCCTCGAACGTCTATCAGCTGAACGTGGCAAAGCTTCAGGCTGCTGCATTCTCTCACCTGTCAGATTCTGACCCGTCAAATTCTGACCCGTCAAATTCTGACGCATCAAAATCTGACCCCTCAAAATTTGAGGCATCAAAAAACAGCGATGGCGGCAGTTTTGACCCGTCAGAATCTGGTGGGGATCCGTCAGTAAAATCAACTACAGATCCACAAGTAAATTCAAAACCCTCTTGTCCGGTTGCTGCGCAACCCGACCCGGAAGTTGTGCTGACTGATTTTGCGATCGAAGTGCTTTCTCATCTGAACCTGATCAGCGGATCGCGTTACCAGAAATCCAAAACCTCGCTGGAGAACATCCGGGCGAGACTGCGTGAAGGTTACAGCGTTGCGGATCTGAAGCTGGTGATTGACCTGAAACACGAACACTGGCGTGAGAACGACGAGCAGTACCAGTACATGCGTCCTGAAACGCTTTTTGGTCCGAAGAAGTTCGAAGGCTATCTGCAGAGCGCAACGCGCTGGGAAGCGAAGGGCCGGCCGGCGCGGGAAACGTGGAATAAAAACCAGGAGCGGGATGTTAATGCGATCACCGCCTGCGATAACAAGATTCCAGAGGGGTTTCGTGGATGAGCAATATTTCACAGGTTCTTGAGTACATCAAAAGCAAACCGGGTGTGTTGCCTTCAGAAGTCGCTGCTGCGCTGCCCCATATCAACAAAAGCACCGCGTTCGGCGCGGTCGATAATCTTTGGCATACCGGGAAAATTCAGCGCATCGAGAGCGCCGATGGCTTCCGCTATCTGGTCGATCAGCAGGGAGTGAGCAGTGATAGCGCGCTGGCAGCACTCGAAAAGAGTGCTGTTGAGCTGGAGAAAAAGCGCCAGTGGCGTCGGGCAGCAACTGTCTGGTTGCAGGCGTATGACGCAGCGACCGTAAATGCAGATCGTGAAAAGTACCGCAAACGCCGGGCGCGCTGCCTGACTGGAATGACGCGGGGAAAGCCTGATAGCGGACAGGTAGCAGGTCCTTATGTGGGGAGCAGATAATGCATAATAAATATTGCCAGGCACTCATAGAATTACGCAGTAAGCCTGTTCACGAACTGAAAGAAGTCGGCGATCAATGGCGCACACCTGAAAATATCTTCTGGGGCATCAACGCCATGTTTGGGCCGCTGGTACTTGATCTGTTTACCGACGGTGAAAACTCAAAGTGCCCTGATTTCTATACTGCCGAAGACAATGCTCTGGCGCAGGACTGGTCCGCCCGGCTCGAAGAACTCCATGGCGCGGCCTATGGCAACCCGCCGTACAGCCGTGCATCTCAGCATGACGGTGAATACATCACCGGGATGCGATACATCATGCAACACGCCAGCACGATGCGCGATAAAGGCGGGCGGTATGTATTTCTCATCAAGGCAGCCACCAGCGAAGTGTGGTGGCCGGAGGATGCCGATCACATATCGTTTATCCGCGGGCGAATTGGTTTTGATCTGCCGAAGTGGTTCATTCCGAAAGATGTGAAACAGGTTCCGTCAGGAGCGTTCTTCGCAGGCGCGATTGCTGTATTCGACAAAACCTGGCGCGGCCCGGCGATCAGCTATATAGAGCGTAAGGATCTGGAAGCACGCGGCGATGCATTTATCGCGCAGATCCGCCGCGAAGCGCTGCGCCTGTTACCCCAGATGCAGCAACAAAATATTCCGGAAGTGATTCCTGTCGCAGGCGATGAGGCTGCCGAAAGCGTATCAGCGCTGGATATGGCCGATGAAGTTGCGCTGCCAGCACCGGTAACCAGTTCTGAAGAAATCCTGCCGCTGAGTCAGGCAGATATTCTTGCGAAGAGCGGTATCAAAGCATGGGCCTGTGTCCGGGCGGTGTTCGGCGACAAGGAAGAGTACACCTTCAAAGAGTCAAAATTTGCTCACGTATGGGCTCCCGACAATGTTTCCGAGCCGACCGTTGTCATGGTAAGCGCAGGTGACATTGCTGTGGCGGAAGTTCTGATCGCTGAGAAAAGTTTGCAGCTGGCTGTCAGCGAATGGCTGGATATAAATTACCCAGAGAATGACCAGGGAAAAGTCGATATGCAGGAACGGCTGAATATCGCAGGTATGGAAGCGATGAAAGAATATGGCATGGCGATCCCGACATTTATGGATGTCATCAAAGAAATGGATCCCGCGGCGCGCTGCAACATTCGCACTATTCGGGTCACGCTGAAGGATTTCAGCAGCAAAGCCTCCCTGAAGGAGGATGCAGCGTGAAAAATCTGACCGCCCGCCAACAAGAAGTTTTATCCCTGATCGTGGCTTTCCAGAAAGAGCACGGTATCCCACCAACGCAAAAAGAAGTTGCCGACCTGATGGGCGCGGCGTCTCCGAACGCGGCGACCGAACTGCTACGTGCGCTTCAGCGCAAAGGTGCGATCACCCTGGTGCCGGGCGTAAGCCGGGGCATCTCAATTAACAGCCAGAGCGCAGAGGATGAGGCTATATCACTGCTGCGCTCGCTGGTGAATGGGGATGAGCACGCTATGGAGCAAGCACGAACCTTTATTCTTGATCAGGGAGGTGCTCAGTGAGGCGCGCGTTTGATGCATCCTTAGCGGGGATCGGTTTACTGTTAGGCTTCAAAAAAGATGAAGCCTATTTTGAAAAAATGGTGCGCCTGAATTCGTCTACCGCGGCAGCGACAGGTGGCCATATCGTTACTTTATCGCCTGTCACTTCGAAAACCTTGCCATGGTTTTTTTCTGCGATGTTCTTCATCTGGACGAAGTTGATGTCGAAGTTTTCTTCGCCTACTTCAGCTTTTAACTGGGCTTCTGTGACAGGTTGCTGCTCATCAGACGACAGCGATAAAAATGCTTTAAGGATCCGGGTATTCATCTGGGCCGGACGTTTTGCCCAGAGCTTAAGACGACGTGAAACTTTCGAGACTTCCTGCAACTCGTCATTAACAGCTGGATTTTCAGATTTAAGCATGCGTTCCATCTCCTCTAGTGAAACCAAGGCCTTAACAATGTTTCGATGCGCTTCAGGCAATTCATTACCAGCAGATACCTGGAAGGCTGCAGCCTCAAGAAATCCGCGGGCTTGGGCGATCATTTCATCAATCTTCATATTAGTAAAATTCCACTCAAATTTAGTCTATTTAGTTAAATTAGTCTTTTTTAGTTTTTTTGGCAAGGGGGAATGAAACAATGAAACTGACGCTGCCATTTCCTCCAAGCGTAAACACCTACTGGCGCGCCCCGAATAAGGGGCCGCTGGCAGGGCGCCATCTCATCAGCGCCGCCGGGCGCAAATATCAGAGCGATGCCTGTGCGGCGATCATTGAGCAGTTGCGCCGCTTACCGAAGCCGTCAGCGGAAGCCGCTGCGGTTGAAATCATGCTGTACCCGCCGGACGCTCGCCGCCGGGACATCGACAACTACAACAAAGCGCTGTTCGACGCGCTGACGCACGCTGGTGTCTGGGAGGACGACAGCCAGGTAAAACGTATGCTGGTGGAGTGGGGGCCAGTGATAAAGAAGGGAAGGGTAGAAATCACGATCCGCAAATTTGAAACCGTGGCGAGTGCAGTCGCCGAATAAGTGGAGAAGAGCATGAACGAGTTAATCAACGTAACCAACGCGCTGACGATGTCCAGCCGCGAAATTGCCGATCTGGTGGAATCTCGGCACGACGATGTTAAGCGATCAATCGAACGCCTGGCTGAGCGAAGCATTATTCAACTTCCGCCACTGGCGGATGTTAAAAATCACCTCAATCAGACGGTATCCGTTTACCTGGTGAACAAGCGTGACAGTTATGTCGTTGTGGCGCAGCTGTCGCCAGAATTTACCGCCCGGCTGGTTGACCGCTGGCAGGAGCTCGAACAGACGCAGCAAATTCCTGTGCCACAATCTCTGCCTGATGCGCTTCGCCTCGCTGCGGATCTGGCAGAGCAAAAGCAGAAGCTGACGGCAGAGCTGGCCGCCGCAGCGCCGAAGGTGGAGTTTGTAGATCGCTACTGTACTGCCAGCGGATCCATGTCGTTCCGTCAGATGGCGAAATTGCTCGGTGCCAAAGAGCCAGAGTTCCGCCTGTTCCTCATCGATAACAACATCATGTACCGGCTGGCGGGCACGCTGACACCTCATCATCAGCATATCGATCTCGGTCGGTTCGAAGTCAAGACTGGTACATCAGCAACCACGAACCATGCATTCAGCCAGGCGCGCTTCACGGCAAAAGGCATCAAATGGATTGGTGGCCTTTGGGCGGAACATCTGGCGAAAGGGAAAGCGGCATGAGGGCACTGCTCAAACCGGTCGTTGTCCGAGAGCTGGGTGTGGTGATGTTCCGTCCCGGAGCAGAGTTGCTGGCGCACTTCAGCCGCGGGCGCATGTTGCTGGAGAACGAACCGGAACGTCTGGCCGGGTTACCGTCCGGGCAAATCCCGCCGGCCGCGCAGCCGCTGGCAGAAGATCCGATGCTGGTACCGGTGTTTGAAAACGCGAAGGTGATCGCGCGCGCCGGAGGCATGTCAGGCCTGGAAAACTGGCTGATGCGTGGCGATCAATGTCAGTATCCGCACGGCACTTATCACATGGAAAACGTGACGGCATTTCATCATGCGCCTGGCGTGATCCGCGTCTGCTGGCACTGCGATAACACACTGCGCGGCCAGTCTACCGAGCGCCTGGCGGGCATCGCCCGGACGAACCTGGCGCAGTGGATCATTGAGTTCGTGCGAATGGCGCTGGGCTTTGATGATACTCACCAGCTGACGATCCCGGAACTGTGCTGGTGGCTGGTGCGTAACGACCTGGCTGACGTCATTCCCGAAGATCTGGCGCGTCATGCATTGCGCCTGCCGGTGGCAACCATTCCGTCGGTGTATCGCGAAAGCGAGCTGGTACCGGCGCCAGCGGCCACCAGCATCATTGAAGAAAAGGCGAAGCAGGTGCTGGCGCTGCGCATCGATCCGGAATCGCCGGAATCCTTTATGCGACGCCCGAAGCGTAAGCGCTGGGAGAACGAGAAATACACCAGATGGGTAAAGGCGCAGCCGTGCGCCTGCTGTAGCAATCCTGCTGACGATCCGCATCACGTCATCGGCTACGGTCAGGGTGGAATGGGCACCAAAGCGCATGACCTGTTCGTGATACCGCTGTGCAGAGCGCATCACGACGAGTTGCACGCTGACATGAAGGCGTTTGAAGAAAAATATGGCACGCAGCCTGAGCTGCTGCTGAAGACATTAGACCGCGCGCTGGCGATCGGCGTACTGGCGTAAACGGAGTGGAGACCGCGATGAACCTCGAATCATTACCTAAATTTTATTCCCCGAAATCACCGAAGCTGAACGACGAGACGCCAGCCACCGGCGGCGACGCGCTGACGATCACCGACGTGATGGCCGCCCAGGGCTTTGTTCAGGCTCAGGCTTCACTCGGATTTAATCTCTTCTTAGCCAAAATGGGGATCCAGGATCCACAGCCTGCTATAGAAGGCCTGTTTAATTACGCGCTGGCGCTGAGAAATCCTGTGCTGAATAAGCTTAGCGATAAAGCACGGCATGAAATCGTCGGCTGTCTGGTCCGGTTCGCGTACGCTGATTATTCCCGATCTGCCGCCAGCAAAGCTGTGTGTGAACACTGTAGCGGGGAGGGTGTTCGTCGCTCACTTCAGGACGTCGTGAAGCATCCCGGTGTGAGAGGCGTTGAAGCGAGGGTAAAACAAGAAGTGGTAGAGGAGCTGTGTGAACACTGCAACGGGAAAGGAGAGGTCAGCACTGCCTGCCGGGGCTGTAAAGGTAAAGGCACCGTGCTCGATGAGAAGCGTACCAGACTTCATGGCGTGCCAGTGCAGAAGATCTGCGGTCGCTGTAATGGTCACCGATTCAGTCGTGTTCCCACCAGCCTGGCTCGTGCGGTTGTGGAACGACTGGTGCCGGATCTGACAAAGCATCAGTGGTACAGCGGTTATTCTGAAGTCATCGATAAGCTGGTAACGAAGTGCTGGCAGGAAGAGGCTTATGCGGAGAAGCTTTTGCGCGAAGTCACAAGATAGAAGCATTATTTTGTATTTTAGCGACATAATGCTTGCAATATTCGGAAAAGTTGGTTAGAGTTTTTCCAACGATGGGCGTTGTATATCCAGCGTTAAAAAACCCGCACATAGTGGGTTTTTTATTTTTGATCACTTTATTTTTTGTAATGCTAAGTTATGGTGTATGCATTAAAAAAATCGAAGTGGTGACATTGTGCTTTCTAATAATGAACGTTGGGTTTCATTTTTTGACTTTGCTTTCACGCCAACGCATCCCGCAGCGCCTAACATTTCAATTGACGAGATTCTCACTAAATTGAAACTCTTAGTGAATGCTGGCAATGCTGTGAAGCTGTACAACAAAAGAAGTAGGGCTCTCAGAATCTCTGAGATGAAATTTACCCCTGGAGCAGCCCAGGCTACGTTGCTCATACAGCTCAGCGATAAAAATGGTTCAGATCCAGTCTTTGGCGAGCTAACCACTGGAAATTTAAGAGTTGAGCCTAAACTTGCTGGGGAAGGCATTGCAGTTTCTTGTCACATCGTAATATCAACGGATATTGTCCAGCATACGGCCGACCACTACAAAACCCTTGTCGAATCGGTGCCGGGTATTAGCAAATCAATTCTTGAGCCGTTTTTAAACGCCGTGCTTCGAGATGCATTTACTGGATGTGAATTTCAAAACCCAGCAACAAGAGCTATGTGTCAGCATCGACCAAAACTGGAAATTTTTTCTCATGGTTCTCAAACCCTTATGGATGCTCTGAAGGGAGCGAAGCTTCATAACGTAAAACTCGTAAGCACGAGAAGAAAAGGCGGGCTGGATCAAACTGCGTATACTGAGCTTGCTGAAAGGTCGGTAAGATACAAAATCATTAAGCAACCACCGCTAAAAGACAAAGAAAGGCTGTTTGAAATCCTGCGAAAGAAAGGGCAGCAGTCAGGGTATTCGAAAGTATCAATCAGCTACTCTAAGGATGGGAAGCAGGCCAGTTTAGATCTGGATCGCAACGAGGATGCAGCTACTAAGTTATTCACTAAAAGTGAAAAGGTTATCTTAGGCACCCTAATTAATCAGTGTGAGAGTGTTGTTCATCAACAGCTTGAAGCAAAAATGATTGGGTTGCTTTAACAGGAGTTTCAAATGAAACTTTTCTCGCCACTGAACTATCTCCGCATAAAGCATGAGGAAAAAAGAAGGTATGATTTTCAATTGCCTCTCATAGTGGCTGCGATAGTAACGTTGTTGTATCACTATCATTCTGATCAGATTTCTTTAGTTTCAACGAATGGGCTTTTGCTTCAGGTCAATGGGTTGCTGCAAGTTCTTATAGGATTTTACATTGCGGCTCTTGCAGCTGTTTCAACATTCAATAGTCCTTCTATTGATCAAGTCATGGCAGGTGATCCGCCTACTTTGGTTGAAAAGTTTCGTGGCCAAAAATTAAAAGTCGTCCTAACTCGCAGGCGCTTTGTTTGTTATCTTTTTGGCTATCTTGCTCTCGTTAGTTTTATGTTGTTCTGTATTGGAATGATTTCAATTTTGATAGGTAAATCGTTTCAAATATGGGTGGTGTCGTTCGTTACCTCTGGCGTAATTCTTTGGCTTAAAACAATATTTGTGGGTGTATATTCATTCATTTTGATGAACATCATAATCACAACATTGCTGGGGCTTTATTTCCTTGCAGTGAGATTTCATCAGTAATCGCTTAGAAATTTCAATCACTTAAGGCTGCCATTTGGTGGCCATTTTTATTTCCCCTCATCTGAGAGGATCCACAGCAATGACGAGGGGGACCAATGTCCGATCCGATTTCCGGCACAGGGTTAGCTGGTGGCGCGCTGACGGGTGCCAGCGTCTATGGATTACTGACCGGGACAGATTACGGTGTGGTTTTTGGCGCATTTGCAGGGGCTGTATTCTATATCGCAACTGCGGCAGACCTGGGCGCAGCACGCCGAATGGCGTATTTCGTTGTGTCCTATATCGCCGGTATTCTCTGCTCCGGTCTGGTTGGATCGAAGCTGGCTAACTGGACCGGTTACAGCGATAAACCACTGGACGCCATTGGTGCCGTTATTGTTTCTGCATTAGCCGTCAAAATCCTGACGTTCCTGAATAACCAGGATGTCGGCTCGCTGGTGGCGCTTATAACGCGCCGGGGAGGTTCAGGTGGTACTAAATGACCCAACAGCAACTTTAAACGCGCTGATCTGCGCCGGGGTAGTCATTACCCTGATGTTTTATCGTCGCGGTGATTCGCGGCATCGCCCGTGGGTTTCGCGTTTAGCCTGGCTGATTACGGTCACGTACAGCGCTGTGCCACTGGCATATCTGTGCGGCATTTATCCTCATTCATCGTGGCCCACTATTGGGGCTAACGTCATTTTTCTCTCCGTGCTGGTGGCCGTCAGAGGCAACGTTGCGCGCCTGGTTGATCATCTGAGGCAATAATGACCAAAGACGAAATTTTTGACGCCATTCTCGGAAAAGAGGGCGGTTACGTTAATCACCCTGACGATAAAGGCGGCCCAACCAACTGGGGTATCACACAGGCGGTTGCGCGGGCTCACGGGTATACCGGTGACATGAAAAATCTGACCCGGCAGAAGGCTCTGGAAATCCTCACTGCTGACTACTGGACGGGGCCACGGTTTGACCAGGTTTCAGAGGTATCACCAGCTATTGCTGCTGAACTTTGCGATACCGGCGTAAATATGGGGCCGTCAGTTCAGACCAAATGGTTTCAGCGCTGGCTGAACGTCTTCAACATTCAGGGCACTCTTTACCCGGATCTTACCGCTGACGGTTTTATAGGCCCCCGAACAATTAGCGCGCTCAGAAGCTACCTTTCGCGCCGGGGTAAAGAAGGGGAGCTGGTTATGCTTCGCGCGCTCAACTGTAGCCAGGGACAGCGTTATCTGGAGCTGGCAGAACAGCGCAGCGCTAATGAGACGTTTGTTTATGGCTGGGTAAAAGAGCGGGTGGCCTTATGACGCTGGAGATGATTCTCGGACTGGCTGCCTTAGTGATTACCTCCATCGCCGGTGCTTTTGGCCTGGGGCATATTCGCGGTAGCAGCAAGGCCGAAGCCAAAGCAGACCACCAGCGTGCAGAAGAAAATGCCGTTGCCACTGAAGCAGTAGCGGAACGCCGGGTAGAAGCAACGAAAGAGGCAAGCAATGTACAGCAGACTGTTAACCACATGCCTGATGACGATGTTGATCGCGAGCTGCGTGACACGTGGAAGCGTCCCGGTGGTGGTTGATACCGCCTGTGACTGGGTAAAGCCAGTCTACCTGACTGATCACGATATCGATGCGCTGGACCGGCAGACGAAGAAAGACATCCTGGCGCACAACAAAGCGTGGCAGGCGAACTGCAAGAAATTGCTCCTTAAGTGAACATTGATTTGACAATCGCAATGATTAAGCCCGACTATAATCTTAAAAATAGTCGGGCAATAAAAGGTTACTTTATGTCAACAATTAATCCACCAGGTAGCATTGGGTTCAGCGATGCTAGCCTCTTGAATTCCTTCGATAAGTCCGAGGGCGGAAGCTCTTTCAGGATTGAGAATAGTGGACGTTCTGATCAATTCTCTCCAATCAGTCAGTTCACTGGAGGTAGCAGTTTCTTCGTTGAAAAGGGAAACGAGGCGATCGAGATCGTGGTCTAAACTAGATACCCACTCGCGCATACGCTCATGGTCAACGCTTTGCATTCCTCCAAAATTCCACTGGAATGGATGTAATAAGAATCGAGCCCCATGATTTGCAAAGCGATGTGTTCCCGCCAAGAATATCGCGTTAGCAATCGAATCAATATTACTGATGTTGAAGCAATGTACCGGAATGGGTAGGGTTTTTATAAAGTTGTAGGCTGTAAACCCAGAGGTCACATCCCCACCAGAACTGGAAATGTGTAAATTGATTTGGGTCGCACCTTGTGAGATAGCGGACAGCATGTGACTTTGAAGGATGCTAACTGTACTCGGATTGACAGGGCATAAAAAATGGACAGTATGAATCATAGGATTTTCCAGAGGTTATCCCGGATTGGGCAAATCATATGTGGGTACGAAAATTCCTAATTCAACATGAAATATTTTCATCATGATCTAACCGCCTACGGGCGGTTTTTTATGGACATCACCATGGGCAGTCCCACCGTAATGGCAATATACTCTACATCGGATAATCACCTAATTATCCCCTAATAGGGATAAGCAAGCCACTGGCACCCGCTGGTGGCTTTTTTATTGCGCATCGCACGCGCACCAAAGAAAGTCTTTCAGCAGTGAGCCTGGGTAAGCCGTTAACTTTCGGCGGCTTTGCCGTGCGACAGGCTCACGTCTAAAAGGAAAACCACATGAAACGTTTATCGCTGCAGCAGGCGATGCTCGGTATGCGCATCGTTCAGACCGATGGCGGCATGATCATCAAAAGCCCGGCGGGTTCAGCTGAGTATGACCTGAGAGGCCGCCGTACCAAAGTAAACGGTTATCCCGAATATTTCCCCGGACATCTTCGCGTCAAGGATAAGCGCCGCAAACAAGGCAGCATGGAAATGACCAGAGAGGCCATTACCGTACGTGATGCTGACGGATCTGTGCGCTTTCGTTTGGGGAGCTTTGAAAATCCCTCCTCAAAGGATGAGCAAGCGAAGCAAGCCGATCACGTAACTTCTACCATGAAGGTTGCATTAGTTACAGGTGACGCACGGACCGCTCTTGAGGAGATTGATAAACAGATCCGCAACAGCGATGCGATCAAAATTTCGGTAGGTGAAAGCTTTATCAACGGATCGTTCATTCAGCCTGGCACTATCAATTCTGCCAACAATATTCAGATCACTACCGATGTTAACGGCCAGCAATACGCTGCAGGCATGCGGATCGGTGTTGAGGATGATAAAAGTCGGTCCAGTAAAACCCGTCTTTCAAATGAAATGGTTGAAGCGATTCTCGATGCAGTGCGTGAACGCGATCTGGTTAAGGGGTTTCAGACCTGGCTGGACGCCAACGGTTCGACCCTGGTCACCTTGCAGACGGCCATCAATGACGCTGCCACAGCTGCCATCCGGAACGCACTGCAACCCGGCGGATTGATCTGGAATAATCGCGGCGGTCGCTGAGGGGCTTTCATGGAAGTCTTTATCAACGGCATACCTTATCTACCAGCTGGCGTGACTTCTTCACGGATCGGTATTGCCATAACTACGCATAACCGCGCTGATGTTCTGAAACGAGCACTTGAGCAGCACATGAAGCATCTGCCCGCCGGCGCGCTGGTGGTGGTTATTGATGATGGATCGAAACCAGCAGCGGTAGGGCCTGAGTGCGTGCAGCTGCTTCGACATGAAACATCCTTCGGTATTGTTGCCTCGAAGAACGCCAGCTTAACCGCGCTGATGGATGCCGGGTGCGAGCATCTTTTCCTGTGGGACGATGATGCCTGGCCTGTTGCCGATAACTGGCATCTGCCTTACATCGAATCACCTGAACCACACCTGGCTTACCAGTTTCTTGATCTCGCTGGCCCACGCAAGCTGAACGATATGGCGGTGCTGTACCGTGATGATAAGCACATCGCTTACACGGGACAGCGCGGCGTGATGCTGTATTACCATCGCAGTGCCATCGAGAAGGTAGGTGGATTCGATCAGGTTTACGGTCGCGGTATGTACGAGCACCCGGATCTGGCCCTGCGTATTCACAATGCCGGGTTAACGACCTGGGCGTTCGCGGATGTGGCTGGCTCAGAAAAGCTGATTCACTCGATGGACGAGTATGAAGAGGTGACCCGTTCAATTCCACGGCCTGAACGTGAGAGCCTGGCAAGGGCCAACGCCTTAATATACAGCGCTCGCCGGGATAGTGGGTATACAGCCTATGCCCCGTACCGGCAGCAGCATGATGTGGTGATAACCTCGCTGCTGACAAGTGAGACCGATCCACAGCGAAAAGTTAAAATGGTCGCCGACCCGACATTATTGCAGGTGTGGGCCCGCTCTATTCGTGGCGCAAAAGCTGTGGTGCTGGCAGACGAGCTGACCACGCCACCGGAAGGTGCAACCCTGAATCAGGTTCCACCTATTCAGATGAGTCCCTACTTCGCGCGCTGGCTGCACATCTACCAGCATTTGCGCGCTCACCCTGAATACCGCCGGGTCTGGTGCACTGATGGTACTGACGTTGAGATGCTTCGGGAACCCTGGGCAGAAATGGAACCGGGGAAAATTTACATCGGATCGGAGCATAAGACGTATGCCGACCAATGGATGACGACCAATCACCACGGCAAAGCCTATAGCGATTTCCTCGAACAGCACCGGGATGATCCGCTGCTTAACGCTGGCCTGTTGGGTGGTAGCCGTGAAGATGTGATGGAGTTTGCCCACCGGATCATCAGGCAGTATTACCTGATTGAAAGCCACCGCTTCTGGAAGATGGAGACAGCACCCACCACGCTGGTGGATATGTGCGCTTTCGGTATGGCTGCAAAGTCATTCGGTGATCGCATCGTTACCGGCCCTAAGGTACACACCATCTTTAAGACGGATGGCTTCGGCAAGGAGGTTGCATGGTTTCGCCATAAATAGCGAGGGCATGGCATAATGTAAGTGGCTAGGGTAGCTCCCGAAAAGCGGCATCGTCACCGCCTGCCACTCATAACGTGACGAACAATTAAGACGAGGTTGTGATGAAGCCGCAAGAATTCACCCATGAAAATGAAGTTCTGGCCATGGCTCCATTAGGAGGAGAGGACGAAAGCCTTTTTTCCAGGTAAGTTGTCCGTTTGATAGGCAATGGCGAGATTCAGTGGGATTTCATTTTACCTGATGGAAAAGACTGGCACGTTCGTCAGAACTTACTTCAACTATCCGACGATGCGAGACTTGGTGCTTTTAAAGATTACATTCGGCGTGTCCTCAAGAGACAAAATCAAGAAACCATGTTAGTTGTGATCGATGGGAAAGAAGTAACGGTCCCGTTTCACTATGAAACCGAAACAGGCGGAAGAATAATTAAAGTCCCTGAACTTGAAGGTGAGTTTTTAGATGCCTCTGAATTAGGTGACACCATACCAACTTTCATCAGTTCACGCAGATAGACCTCGTTATTAGATAGTACGAAGCCGCCATTGTGCGGCTTTTTTTAATGGAGGTTTTCTGGTGACTAAAGACATAACGTTTGTGGTGGTCGGCCATCATGCCAGGCGGCAACAGGCTGAGGCGCTGGCATTGAGTACTGGCGCACATCTGCTGATTGATGACGGTAACCACGGTGCGAACTGGAATCACCGTCGCGCGATTGAGTGGGCAGCAAAACAACCTTGCCGTGTAGTGGTGCTGGAAGACGATGCGCTTCTGGTGCATGGCTTCACCGAAAAGGTGCTCGATTGGCTGGCCCGTTTCCCTGACGACATGCTGAGCTTTTATCTCGGTACCGGCCGGCCGCCGCAGTATCAACTAGAGATAGCAACGAAGCTTATCACTGCCGATCGGGACAGGGCCGAGCACATCACTATGCAGCGCCTGGTGCACGCTGTGTGCTACAGCGTACCCCCCAAGCTTATTCCAAAGATCCTCGCGCGCTGGGACGCGGGTAAGCCTGCTGATTATGCTGTGGGCGATGCCTGCGGTGGCCCGGTGATTTATCCGTGCTTCTCGCTGGTGGATCATGCTGATGGTGATCCGGTAGAGAAGCACCCTGACCGCCAGCCGCGCCACGAGCGCAGGCGTGCATGGAGGTTACATGGCTAAGCTGACCACGTTAAAGCCGAGGCTGAAGGTCATCGATACCTGCCGCATCAAGCCTGTATACGGTGAGCAACGACGCATCAGCGGAAGTGCCCGTGTCGGCCTCAAGCGTCGAATCTGGGTGCGTGATAGCGGACGATGCTGCATGTGTTCACGTGCTGTTGACCTGCACGAGAGTGAGCTGGATCACCGCATCGCGCTTCAGTTCGGTGGTGACAACTCAGAACGTAATCTGTGGACGCTCTGCGTAGAGTGCCATGCCGGGAAGTCTGCGCGCGAAGCTGCGGCAAGTCAGCCTGATGAAGAAGCGCTGATACATGCCGTGCCGGAAGGCGATCAGGGTAATGGTTTCATAGCACTTTGAACCAGATGACAAAGCCTGTCGCATGCAGATGAGAAATAGTTGCATTTGAAATCATTATCATTTGATTGAGATCCATTCTCAACAACCGGGGGGGGTATGACCGGTTATAAACGTCGATCGCGCTGGACACCGCACCCCCTCTCACGCACAGAAAAAATTCCCCTCTGGAGGGTATAAACATGTTAACAGCGCAGAAGCGGAAATTCGCGGTGGCGCTGATGTCCGGTATGTCTCAGAAAGGTGCGGCAATTCAGGCGGGTTATTCAGAGAAATCCGCGCGCTCAAAGGGTTCGCAGCTGGCAAAAGACCCGGAAGTCATCGCCTTTATCGACAGAAAAAAGAGAGAGGTCATTGAGACAGATGATGAACCTGTATGCCGGAGAAATGTTTATACCCCAGCAGTAAACAATACGGAAAGCATCCCGGCACCGGAATCACCACCAACATCGGGTGCTTTTGATGATCCGCTCAAATTTCTCATGTCCGTTATGAACGACGCCACGGAAGAAATTGACGTACGGAAAGATGCCGCGAAGGCCATGCTGCCATACATTCACCCTAAAAAGGGGGAAACAGGGAAAAAAGAGGCGCGAAATGCCGCCGCGAAGGTTGCCGCAGGTGCCAGCAAGTTTGGATCCATGGCGCCGCCAAAACTGGTGGTGAATAATAAGGGAGGGTAAATCATGGCACAGTGGACAACAGCATGCCCCGACTGGGAAACCCTCCTGGTTGCCGGAGAGTCCATTATTCCGCCGCCAATCTTTCCTGACCAGGCTGAGCAGGCGCTGGGCATTTTCCGTGAACTGCGTGTTTCCGACCTGCCGGGCAAACCCACGTTCGGTGAGTGTTCTGAGGCCTGGGTGTTTGACTTCGTGAAAGCCATCTTCGGCGGTTATGAGGCTGATACGGGAAACCAGTTGATCCGGGAGTACGGGCTGCTGATTTCAAAGAAGAACACCAAATCGACCATTGCGGCGGGCATTATGCTGACCGCGTTAATCCTTTGCTGGCGCGAGGACGAGGAGCACCTGATCCTGGCACCAACTAAGGAAGTCGCCGATAACAGCTTCAAGCCTGCAGCCGGCATGATCCGCGCCGACGAGGAACTGTCGGATATGTTCCAGATACAGGATCATATCCGTACCATTACTCACCGGGTAACGCGCAACACATTAAAAGTTGTGGCCGCGGATACCGACACTGTGTCCGGTAAAAAGTCCGGGCGCATCCTCGTGGACGAACTCTGGTTGTTCGGTAAGCGCGCTAACGCTGAAGCCATGTTTATGGAAGCACTTGGCGGACAGGTATCACGTAATGAAGGGTGGGTGATCTACCTCACCACGCAGAGTGATGAACCACCGGCAGGCGTGTTTAAAGAACGTCTCGATTACTGGCGCGATGTGCGCGACGGTAAAATCATCGATCCGAAAACGCTGGGAATTCTTTATGAGTACCCGGAGAGCATGATCGAGAGTAAGGCCTATCTTGCACCTGAAAATTTCTATATCACCAACCCCAACATCGGCCTGTCCGTCAGCCCCGAATGGATAGCCGACAATCTCCGCAAGAACCAGGCAAAAACTGACGGTACGCTGCAGCAGTTTCTGGCGAAGCACCTTAACATTGAGATCGGCCTGAACCTGCGAACCGACCGCTGGGCGGGGGTTGATTTCTGGGAGCAGCAGGCGCAGCGCGTGAGTTTTGAAGATCTACTGCGTCGCGCCGAGGTCATCACGGTCGGTATAGACGGGGGCGGGCTTGATGATCTGCTTGGCTTTTCAGCTATCGGGCGTGACGCGGAAACGCGCGAATGGCTGTGCTGGTGTCATGCCTGGGCGCATGAAATAGCGATCAGACGTCGCAAAAGTGAAGAGTCAAAATTCAACGATTTCGTGAAAGCCGGCGACCTTACCATTGTGAAGCGCGTCGGTCAGGATACCGAAGAAGTGGCGGATTATGTCAGCCGGATCCACGTCGCTGAGCTGCTGGACAAGATAGGCATTGACCCGTCAGGGGTCGGACAAATACTCGACGCGCTGATTGAGGCGGACATTCCCGCCGATGCGGTGGTGGGCGTGAGTCAGGGCTGGCGTCTCGGCGGTGCGATTAAAACCACAGAGCGCAAGCTTGCCGAGGGAGTGCTGATCCATGCCGGACAGCCACTGATGGCCTGGTGCGTGGGTAATGCCAGGGTTGAGCCGAAGGGTAACGCCATTCTCATCACCAAACAGGCCAGCGGTAAGGGCAAGATTGACCCGTTGATGGCGCTGTTTAACGCTGTCTCGCTGATGGCCCTTAACCCTGAGGCGAAAAAGCAGGACTACCAGGTACTTTTCATATGACAGTTACGTCAGTTAATGACCCGCTCCGGCGGGTTTTTTCGTTTCAGGAGGCAGCTAAATGACGCTTAATCGCGCATGCACCCTCATGACGGTGAAGGCAGTAAACGAGGATGAGCGGGTTATTACCGGCATCGCCTCCACGCCATCGCCTGACCGTGACGGGGACATTATGGAGCCGGAGGGGGCAAAATTTCGCAGCGACACCCCGTTCCTCTGGCAGCATGACCGCTCACAACCTATCGGCACCTGCACCCCAAAAATGGTGAAGGGCGGGCTGGAAATCACTGCAAAACTGGTGAAGCCAACCCCTGATATGCCATCCCAGTTAGTGGCCCGCCTCGATGAAGCCTGGGCCTCCATTAAAGCCGGGCTGGTTCGTGGACTCTCTATCGGCTTTCGCCCGATCGAATACTCCTTTCTGGATGAGGGCGGCATCCGCTTTTTGTCCTGGGATCTTCTGGAAGTATCGGCAGTGACCATTCCGGCGAACGCCGAATGCTCGATCAATACCGTTAAATCTTTCGACCGCCAGTTACTCGCCGCGGCAGGCAATGAGAAACCGGTGGTTAAAGCAACTGAATCCGCTGGCGCTACAGCACTCAAAACCAGTACTAAAAAAGGAAATAATCCGATGAATATCGCAGAACAGATCAAAAGCTTTGAAGCGAAGCGTGCGGCGCTGGCGGCTTCCCTCTCTGACATTATGGCGAAGGCTGCCGAAGACGGCCGTACCCTGGACAGTGAAGAAGAAGAGGGCTACGACAACACCTCCGCTGAAATTAAATCCGTGGATGCGCACCTGAAACGACTGCGCGACATGGAATCCAGCATGGCCCAGACAGCCAAACCAGTCAGCAAAGCCGCTGGTGGTGATGTGAATGTGGTGGCGACCAGCGCGCCGGGCATCATCCGCGTTGAGCAGAAACTGGAAAAAGGTATCGCATTTGCCCGCTTTGCAAAATCGCTGGCGGCCGCAAATGGCAGCCGCTCCGAAGCGCTGGAAATCGCCCGTAAACAGTACCCGGACGATCCGAAACTGCATCACGTTCTCAAGGCGGCAGTCGGCGCAGGTACCACCACTGACCCGAAATGGGCAGGCGCGCTGGTAGAATATCAGGAATATGCGCAGGATTTCGTCGAATTCCTGCGACCGCAGACCATCATTGGCCGCTTCGGGCAGGGTAATATCCCGGCGCTGCGCCAGGTTCCGTTCAATATCCGTATTCCGGCGCAGACCTCCGGTGGATCAGCGAACTGGGTCGGTCAGGGCAAAGCGAAGCCGCTGACAAAGTTTGATTTTGAGTCGATCACGTTCAGTTTCGCGAAAGTGGCGGCCATCGCGGTACTGACAGACGAGTTGATCCGCTTTTCCAACCCGGCCGCCGATGCGCTGGTGCGTAATGCCCTGGCCGAAGCAGTCATTGCCCGTCTCGATACGGACTTTATCAGCCCGTCAAAAGCGGAAGTGGCTAACGTCTCGCCAGCGTCCATCACCAACGGCATTGTCGCGGTATCATCCACCGGCAATCCAGATGATGATGCTTCTGCTGCATTTGGTGTATTTGTTGCGGCCAACCTCCAGCCGAACGGTGCGGTCTGGCTTATGTCCAGCACCACCGCACTGGCACTGTCCATGCGTAAAAACGCGCTGGGACAGAAAGAGTACCCCGAAATGACGCTGCTGGGCGGTACCTTCCAGGGGCTGCCGGTTATCGTTTCCCAGTATGTCGGTAACCAGTTGGTGCTGGTGAACGCGCCGGATATTTATCTGGCCGATGACGGTGGTGTTGCAGTGGATATGTCACGTGAAGCGTCACTCGAAATGCAGAGCGATCCGACCGGGGACAGCGTAAACGGCACGGGTACCGAGCTGGTTTCCATGTTCCAGACCAACAGCGTGGCTATCCGCGCCGAGCGCTGGATCAACTGGAAGCGCCGCCGTACTGCTGCCGTTGCGGTAATTTCCGGCGTTAACTACGGCACCACCCAGACCAGCTAATCAACTCAGGAGGGCGGGGGAAGCCCCGCCATTTTGCATGGCTAAAATCAGGTATCTGCAACGCACGCATGACTCCATGCCCTGTGATGAAAAAAACGTGGATGACCAGTGTGCGAGGGTGCTGGTGTTGCTGGGCAAGGCTGAGTACACCGGCGGAAAGCGCGCTGGTGGCGGAAAAAAGAAAAATAATGCGGGGAATGGCTGATGTGGAACCCTTTCCGGAAAAAAGAGAAGGCGCTGCAACAACCCGCCAGCCAGGGCGCCTGGACCTCACTGTTAAGTTTTGTCCGTGAACCCTTTGCCGGGGCCTGGCAGCGTAACCTCGAAATTAATCAGAACACCGTGCTTTCCTTCCACGCTGTTTTCTCCTGCATATCGCTTATTGCCAGTGATATTGCCAAGATGCCGCTGCGAATGATGCGCCGTGACTCAAAGGGTATATGGAAAGAAAGCAGCAGCGGTAAAGTCGCAGCGATTTACAGGCGCCCCAATGCATTCCAGAACCGCATTCAGTTTTTTGAATGCTGGCTTAACTCGAAGCTATGCCACGGCAATACCATTGCCCTGAAGATCCGTAATACCCGCGGCGAAATCACAGAGCTTCGCATTCTGGACTGGAGCAAAGTGACGCCACTGGTGGCGGACGATGGCTCCGTTTTTTACCAGATTAACCCTGACAACATGTCGGGCGTGGAATCATCGGTCACCGTTCCGGCGCGTGAGGTTATTCATGACCGTTTCAACTGTCTGTTTCATCCGCTCGTCGGACTTTCACCCATCTACGCTGCCGGGCTGGCTGCGATGCAGGGCCATCATATTCAGCAAAACTCAGCTTCCTTTTTCCGCAACGGCAGCAAGCCAAGCGGGGTTATTGAAGTGCCTGGCAACATCACCGAGGAGAATGCGCGGAAACTCAAAACCGACTGGGAGACGGGTTACAGCGGGGAAAATGCGGGAAAAACGGGCCTGCTGAGCAATGGTGCCAAGTACAACGCGGTCTCTATGTCTGCTGATGATGCGAAGATGGTCGAGCAACTCCAGATGTCAGCCAAAATCGTTTGCTCGGCATTTCATGTCCCGGCATACAAAGCCGGGATCGGTGAACTTCCTTCTTATGACAACATCGAGGCGCTCGAGCAGCAGTATTACTCGCAGTGCCTGCAGGCGCTGATTGAGTCGATCGAGCTGCTGCTGGATGAAGCGTTTGAACTGGAAGATGGTACCGGCACCGAGTTTGATGTGAGCGCGCTTCTGCGTATGGACAGCGAACGCCGGATCAAAACGCTGGGGGAAGGTGTAAAAAACACCATCCTTACACCGAATGAGGCGCGACGCAGTGAGAACCTGCCCCCGGTCACTGGCGGCGATGAGCTGTACCTGCAACAGCAGAACTTTAGTCTGGGCGCACTGGCGCGCCGTGATGCCTCAGACGATCCCTTTGGTAAAGCCAGCCAGTCATCGCCGCCATCAACAGCCAGTGATGAAGGTAAGGCACTGTCTGATGCAGAGCAGTCAGCGGCCAAAGCCATGATCAGAGGATTACTTATCAAATGAACGAACGCGAATTATCCCTGATAAAGGTACTGGGTGAGGAATTTGGTCAGGTGCTCACTGAAATTCGTGAGGGATTCAGCAGAAGCCTTCAGGCGCAAAGCGAGTCCTTTGAAAACAAGCTGAGCCAGCTTGCCGAAGCCATCGCAGAAATAAAAGACAGTCCATCGCCTGACTTTTCCGCCATGGTGGCAGCAGCTGTAGCGGATCTTCCCACACCAGAATTACCTCAGTTGCCAGACATTTCCTCTTTGGTAAGGGAAGCGGCCGCCGCTGTCCCGCCTCCACAGGACGGCAAAAGTCTGACGCCAGACGACGTTCAGCCGATGCTGCAGGAGATGGTCGATAAAGCGTTCAGTGCTATACCGACACCAAAAGACGGTAAAGATTATGATCCGGCGTTGCTGAAGCAGGCGGTGGATGAGGCGGTGAGTGATGCGTTCCGTTCTATACCTGTTCCGCAGGATGGAAAAAGCGTTACTGCCGAAGATGTGAAGCCGATGCTGGAGGAACTCGTTGCTGCGGCAATGCCGGTTTTACCTGATGTAAAAGCGCTCTTAGGCGAGGCTGTCGCTGCTATCCCTCCGGCAGAGCCCGGCAGGGACGGGGAAGATGGCCGCGACGCGCTGGCGCTCGAAATCCTCCCATCCATTGACGAAGGGAAAAGTTACCCGCGCGGCTCTTATGCAACGCATAAAGGCGGCCTCTGGCGATCCTACGAGAAAACGCACGGCATGCGCGGCTGGGAATGTGTAGTTGATGGTGTGGCAGGCGTGGAAATTGAACGCTCCGATCAGCGTTGTTTCACCTTAACGGTTAACCGGACAAGCGGCAGCAGCGAAACCAAAACGTTTGATGTGCCGGTCATGATTTATAAGGGCGTGTTCAAATCTGGCCATGAGTACCGGCCTGGCGATACGGTAACGTGGGGCGGTTCGCTCTGGCACTGCGACGAACAGACACAGGACAAGCCTGGCGAAACTGGCTCAAAAAGCTGGACGCTCGCGACCAAGCGCGGTCGGGACGGGAGGGATAAAACGTGATTGAACTTATCACTCTTGAACAGGCGAAAGAGCACCTGCGCATTGACGCCAATGAAGATGCCGGCAATGCCGATCTGACCATGAAAATTCAGGCTGGCAGCGCGGCTATTCTCGCTTACGTTCAGGGAAGTCGCGACCAAATCGTCAACCCCAGCGGAGATCTGATTGAAGGCGAACCTCTGCGTCGGACCCAGACGGCTCTGCTAATGCTGCTGGGCTGGCTGGACCGCAATCGGGGCGGAGAGGAGGAGGACAAACTTAAGCAGGGTGAACTTCCGTATTCCGTCACGATGCTTATCTACGATCTTCGTCGGCCAACCATTATCTGAAAGGAGAGCGTATGGCTTCGCTACAGGCCGGGGAGCTTAATAAGCGGGTTACGTTGCAGCGCCAGGAGACGCTGAGCGGACAGCTTGGTGAGGTGATCCCCGGAGGCGTTATCGATATTGCCACTGTCTGGGCTAAAGCAGAGGTTAAATCGAACCGGAAAATACGCACGCTGGATCAAAAGCAGGTTGTTGAAACCTGGCTTTTTACTATCCGGCCCCGTCAGGATATTGATATTGACTGGAAATTGCGGTGGAAAGATGAATTGTTCACCGTGGTTGCCGTTGACCGCAGCCAGTCCGACCGGGTTGAAATAAAAGCTGAAAGAGATGGTCGTCATGATAGAGCAAGCAATTAAAACCTCGCTTGAGCGTCTGTCCGGGATGGCTGTTTATCCTCTTCTTCTGCCAGACAGCGAGCAAAGCGGTATTACTTTTCAGCGAATATCGGATCCTGAAATTGAAACTGGAATGGTGCGAACGGGGCTGATCGCCGGACGATTCCAAATCTCCATGTACAAAGTGGATGATTATACCAGTCTGGTTCAGCTGGATAAGGCTATCTGGTCTCTCTGGAAAAGCATCGTCCACGGCGAGCTTGAGGGATATCCAATCCAGTACGTTCAGCGCGGGAATATTCTTCAGGACAAAACCACCCTTACCAGTAATCAGGTCCAGTACAGGATTAACCGCGACTTTATACTTTATTTTTATGAGGACTCATCATGATCCACATGAAGGTTGAAGGGCTGCAGGAGCTGGAGCGCCAGCTCCTGGCGCTGGGCGAAAAGGTCGGGACGCAGATTCTGCGGGATGCCGGGAAAGCTGCTCTAGAGACCGTGCTGGAGGACATGAAAGCGCATGCTGGTTATGACGAAACTGCAAAAGGTGAGCACATGCGCGACTCCATTAAAATTCGCTCATCTACTTCCAAAACCAGGGGCAATGCGGTTGTTTATCTTCGCGTTGGCCCGAGCAAAAAACACTTCATCAAAGCGCTGGCTCAGGAGATGGGGACCGTGAAGCAGGTCGCCAGTCCCTTCATTCGTCCGGCGCTCGATTATCAGAAAGCGAAAGTTCTGCGCATTCTCGCGATAGAGATCCGCGATCGCATTGAAAACCATCGGTAGCGCTCGCTGCCACCTTCAAAGAGAGAGAAATTATGGCTGATAAAACTTCGCCAGAGTACGCGATGCTGCCTGCTGGCACCGTCGTTATGTGGGGTGCTTCGGGCAGCGACGTAGCAACAATGAAACCGCTTATTAACTGTAAGGCGCTGGGTGCAACAGGGCAGACGGGCAGCTTTGTGGACTGCACTACGCTGATTGATACCAGCAAGCAGTTCATTTCTGATCTGCCGGAAGGCCCGGAAAAATCGTTGGGCTTCATCGATGATCCTGCCAACCAGGACTTTGCCGATTTCCTCAACGCAGCGGAGAACCGTGAAACCGTACAGTTTTACGTTGAGCTGCCAAACGGACGAACGGCAAACATGATCCTGGCTTTGTCTGGCTGGCAGATGAATGAAATCACCGCGCCAGCGTCTGAGGTTATCCAGATTACCGTTCAGGGCAAACAGAACAATATTACCTGGGGTACGGCTGCAGGCAGCTGATCCCCTCCATCACTGACGGGCCGCATTCTTGCGGCCTTTTTTATTTCATTATCAGGAAGAACTATGTCTACCATCGATGTCTCTGCACTGAAATCAGCTCTGCTTAAACCTAAAAACGCTATCGTTACAGCCGAAATTTTTGGTACCACTGTTTATCTGCGCCGCATGACGGCCGGAGAACTCATCGATCATGAAGAAGCACTGCGTGACAGCCAGATCGCCGAAGATGCCCGGAAAGCCTCTGAGCTCAGCGTGCAGCTGATTGTCGATTGCCTGGTTCAGCCCGACGGCAGCCCAATAGCAGCTGAAGACAAACCCACCGCAGCAGAACTGCTGCAGGCACATGACAACGTGGCGCTGCTGGACGCGATTGCCACTGTCAAAAAGCATGCTCTGGGCAAACTTGAGGACGCGGAAAAAAACTAACCAACTCGCCCTGGCTTGAGCTGATTTTCTGGCTGGCCGACCGCTGGGGCGAGCCTGACCCGTCAAAGATAGCCGCACTCCCGGTAGAAACTCTCTACCACTGGCGCGCGTATTTCCTGCGTACCGGTGCTATTAGCCGTCCCGATGAAGAGAATTCTCTGGCTCCTGAAACCCCGCCTCCCACTGTAGTCAGTAATGTTGACGATCAGTGTGCGGCAGTAATGAGAGCGTTAATGTAATGGCTGACGTTGCTTCCCTTGCCGTCGGGCTGCATCTCAACGCAGCCAATTTTAAATCTCAGCTGATGGGTGCATACGGCGATGCTGAGAACTCCTCAAAGCGCTTTAACCGTAATGCGCAGGAAGATGCAAAAAAGACAGATGAAGCCTATTCCCGGATGGGGAAAACCATTTCGGGCATTGGCGGCAGCCTTGCGGGACTTGCCGGAGTCGGTTTATCGCTGGGCACCATCATTACAACCACCCGCGATTATGGGCAGGCATTATCGGATCTGTCGGCTATCACTGGGGCAACGGGCGCTCAGTTAAAGACGCTTGATGAAGCCGCTCAGGAAATGGGGCGCAGCACAGAGTACAGCGCATCCCAGGCAGTAGAAGCACTTAAGCTGATGGCTTCGGCTAAACCCGAACTCCTTCAAACAGCTGACGGGCTTACCGAGGCGACAAAAAGCGCGCTTACGCTTGCTCAGGCTGCAGGCTCCACTTTGCCGGATGCAACCCGGACGCTGGCCCTTTCGCTAAACCAGTTCGGTGCAGGGGCTCAGGAGGCCGATCGTTATATCAACGTTCTGGCTGCCGGTGCCAAATTCGGGGCTTCTGAAATTGCTGATACCGCTGCCGCTATCAAAAATGGCGGTGTGGCCGCCGCGCAGGCCGGGGTCGGATTTGAAACGCTGAACGCAGCGATTCAGGTTCTGGCCGAGCGTGAAATAAAAGGCGGTGAAGCAGGTACCGCACTGAGAAACGTCATCCTGGCGCTTGAGAAGGGCACTGACAAAACGCTGAAACCATCAGTTGTAGGACTCAGTGGCGCGCTGGAGAATCTGTCGAAGAAAAACCTTTCTACCGCGCAGGCTGTAAAACTCTTCGGGGTTGAGAATATCAACGCGGCTTCTGTGCTGGTGGACAACCGCAGCAAACTTGACGCCCTGACCCAGACCCTTACAGGCACCCAGACAGCGCATGAGCAGGCCGCTATTCGCGTGAATAACCTGAATGGCGACATCATGGGGCTGACCAGCGCTTTCGAAGGCATGATCATTAAGATTGGTCAAAGCGGTACCGGCCCTCTGCGTTCCGGCATTCAGTCCGTAACCGATGGCATTAACCTGCTTACCGATAACTTTAATGCTGTTGCAAGCGTGGCGCTTTATACGCTGATCCCCGTCCTTTCAACGAAGCTCACTGCGGGGCTGAGGGAAAGCGTAAGCGCCTGGCAGCAGAATCAGGCAGCCGTGAAAGCTGCAGCTGCGGCTCAGGCTGATGGCGCGCGCAAGACGCTGGAAGCCACTGCCGCCACGCTTAAGCGAAATGACGCAGAGTTTGGTTACTACCGTCAGATGGAGAAGACCGCCAGACAGTACGGCATGAACGTTGATTATCAGGGGGAGTTTAACCGGCTAATCCGGGAAGAAACCGAGCAAACAAATCTGGCCACCCGAGCCAAAATGCAGCTGGCGGCTGCGAACAGGCAGGTTTCAGTTACTGCCCGTGCCGCATCTGTGGCAGTTGGCCTTGCTCGTGGTGCGCTGGCGCTGGTGGGCGGTCCATTCGGTGCAGCAATGCTGGCAGGCTCCGCGCTTCTGTATTTCCATCAGCAGGCGAAAGATGCCCGCCAGTCTGCAGTTAACCTCAAGGATGCGGTCGTTGAAACCACGGCTGCGCTGATGCAGCTTTCTGATAAGCAGCTGGCTGTTAAACAACTGGACCTTGGCGATCAACTCGAGAGCCAACTGGAAGAACAGGGAAAGCTTCAAAACCAGCTGAAGTACATGAATAAGCAGATTGACCAGTCCAACAAGCAAGGCTGGATCGGTGATGTCTTTGGTAACAAGAAGGACATGCAGGCTGCGCGTCAGCGAGCTGAAGCTGATTTGGAGTCGGTTAATCAGGGCATTCAAAAAACACGAGACAATCTGGAAAATGTCGGGAAATCCCGCTTTCTCGTGCAATCAGGTATTGCGGATCAGGCCAATGCTCTTGCAAATGACATCAAAAAAATCACTGAGCAGACCGCTAAGGCCGGAGAGGGGGTTACAACGCCTTGGACAGGCCAGGATACCGAGAAAGCCAGGAAGGAAACGGTTAATCAGTATCTTCAGCTGCGCAGGGAAATCGAAGAAGCTCACGCGACCAGCCTTGGCAGAATCGACCTGCAGGAAAGGGCCAGCCAGGAGAAACTGATCGCTGCGGCTCGCAAAAATGGGGCAAGTGAGCAGGACCTGCAGCGCACTCTGCTGATGAATGCCGAGAACTACCAGAAGCAACGCGCTGAACTGGCCGAACAATATTCCCCTGCGCGTGCGGCAATCAGCCAGGAGAAAGAAGCCAGTCAGGAACTCAAGTCGCTACTTGATGCCCGCCTGCTTACTGAAAAGGAGTACATGGCGGCGCGGGTTAGGCTGTCACAGGATACCTCCCGGCAAATTCTGCAGGCGAAGGCTGATTCCCTTTCGGCACCGCGTCTCGATCTTGGCGGGGATGTCGATCCATTGGCCCAGCAAAGGAATCAACTGGTACAGCAGCAAAGCCTGATTGAAACCTACTATCGAAATGGGGCCGTCAGTAAGCAGCAGTACGAAATGCTGATGCAGAAGAGCAGTAAAGATTCTGCAGATGCCCAGTATCAAACCGCGCTGGAATTATATCGCTCTCAGGGTGACTTCAATAATCTGGCGATCGGCATGGTTGAGGCCACCAGGGAGCGAACCACAAATGTCCTCACAGGCTTGCTGACTCGTACACAAACCTTCAAAGAGGGCATGATCAATCTTTTCTCCACGCTAACTCAATCGGTTATTCAAAACCTGGTCGATATGGCAGCGCAGGCACTGGTTACAAATACGATCCTTAGTTCCATCATGAGCGTTGGTTCGAGTGTTTTTGGGGCGGCTGGAAGTGGTGTTGCAGCAAGCTCTGGCACCGCAATTGCCGACTATGGCAGCAACTTCCAGTTCAACGCTAAGGGCGGCGTTTATTCCTCCTCAGACCTGAGCGCATACAGCGGACAGGTAGTCGATAACCCGACGTTCTTTGCCTTCGCGAAAGGGGCTGGGGTAATGGGAGAGGCTGGCCCCGAGGCGATCCTGCCGCTTACTCGTGCTGCGGACGGATCACTCGGGGTTCGTGCGGTATCAGGAGGTGGGGCTGGGGGCGACACGGCCCCAAGGGTTTATATCACCATCGAAGGCAACGGCAACACATCCACGCAGGCATCTCCCGGAATGGAGCAATTCGGAGCGGAGGTCGGACGTTTTGTCGATCAGCGATATAAGCAAAACGTCATGCGTGATATTCGCCCTGGCGGAGATATTTGGAATGCAATGAAAGGAACCCGATAAATATGGCCATCGAAACCTTCCTCTGGAGTCCCAGGGTTAGTCCGTCCCAAACAGTGTCATTTCGAACAAGAAGTGCAAAGTTCGGTGACGGGTATGAGCAGATCTCTGGTGATGGCCTTAACCCTCGCAGCCAGCAATGGGAGCTTAACTTTGTAGGCACGGAGGAATACATCCAGGCGATAAAGAGCTTCCTGGACAGGCATGGGGGAACAAAATCATTCCAGTGGAAACCACCGCTTGAACCGCTTGGGTTATATCGCTGCGCCGAGTATAAACCCATTCCAATGGGTGGAGAAAATTACTCTCTTTCCGCAACGTTCCAACAGGCATTTAAACCATGAGTCTTAACGCAGATTATCAGAAACTTGAGCCTGGTGACGAGGTCAGGCTTTTCGAGGTGGATGGTACCGCCTTCGGTACAGGCGAGGTGCTGCGCTTTCACAGCTACACTCTTGCTCACACTGAAGCGGAAATAACCGCTGCTGGTGGGGATGAAAATAAACTTCCGGCAAAATCAATATGGTGGCAGGGAGAGGAGTATAAAGCCTGGCCGTGCCAGATTGAGGGGATCGAATCCTCTACCAGCGGCAGCAGCGCCCAGCCCAAATTATCGGTAGCTAACCTCGACAGTTCCATCACGGCGCTTTGTCTTGCCTATGACGATATGCTGCAGGCGAAGGTGACGATCCATGACACCCTGGGTAAATATCTAGATGCGAAAAACTTTACCGGCGGTAATGCCACAGCCGATCCGACGCAGGAGAAGCTGAAAGTTTTTTACATCGATGCAAAGAGCAATGAAACCGCCGAAGTGGTTGAGTTCACGCTCTCCAGTCCGATGGATCTGCAGGGGCTGATGATACCGACCCGCCAGCTCCATTCTCTTTGCACCTGGTGCATTCGCAACAAATACCGCACCGGCGATGGCTGTGACTATGCTGGCACGCGCTATTTCGACAAAAACAACAATCCGGTAAGCGATCCATCGCTGGACGAATGCAACGGAACCCTGACGGCCTGCAAACTTCGGTTCGGTGAAAATAACGAACTTTCGTTTGGTGGCTTCCCGGGCACGTCTTTGATCAGGAGCTGATATGCGTCAGAAAACCATTGAGGCCATTATGGCTCATGCCGAGGCTGAATATCCGCTAGAGTGCTGCGGAGTAGTAGCGCAAAAGAGCAGGGTAGAGCGCTATTTTCCCTGCCGTAACCTTGCTACCGAGCCGACTGAAAACTTTCATCTCTCCCCGGAAGATTACGCTGCGGCGGAAGACTGGGGAGCGGTGACAGCCATCGTTCACAGTCATCCCGATGCAACCACACAGCCGAGCGAAACGGATAAAGCCCAGTGTGACCTTAACGGCCTACCCTGGCACATCGTCAGCTGGCCGGAAGGTGATCTGCGAACCATCATGCCGCGGGGAGAAATCCCGCTAATCGAGCGGCCGTTTGTCCTCGGCGTGTACGATTGCTGGGGGCTGGTGATGAGCTATTTTCGGCAGACGCATGGGATCGAGTTGCACGATTACCGGGTGGATTATCCGTGGTGGGAAAAAGAATATCCCGACAACTTCTATCAGGACTGCTGGTATGAGTGCGGTTTTCGTGAATTCGAGGGTCCGTCTCAACCAGGCGACATGGTGATCATGCAGGTCCAGTCCGATAAGTGGAATCACGCGGGAATTCTGCTGGAAGGTAACATGCTGCTGCATCATCTTTATGGGCACCTGAGCCAACGTGTGCCGTATGGTGGTTACTGGCAGGAAAGAACAGTGAAGATAGTGAGACTCATGACGTTTTAGTGTGATGTAATGATCTGATAGACTTCATTAAATTTCACATCAAGGTTGCCTTTATGCTAAAAATAATCAGTCTCGTCACAATATTGTCTTCAACAGTATTTTTATCTGCTTGTGCACCTAATCAGAAAATGCTAGATGCTCAAAAGGAAGATGCTAGATTTGCTTCAGCCGTGAATAATATTAATTTGGAAACGGCTGATGTAGGAAAACAACCAAATAACTATCAAGCGTTGGTTGAAAACGCGATACGTGAAAATCTGAAAGATCCTGACTCTGCAAAGTTTTCAAAGTTTACCAACCCGCGTAAAGAAGTCATGGTGGAAAACCGTGACTTTGTTTATGGATACTCAACCTGTGTGTTCGTAAATGCGAAAAATTCATATGGTGGGTATACAGGTAATCAACTTTACTGGGCATTTATCCGCAATGATAAGGTGTTAAGAATACAAAACACGAGCGGAGCATATGGCGGGATGATATTCCGCGGTAGAGCGATTAACTGTAATTAGTTGAATAGCTACAAAAAAGCCTCGCATTAGCGGGGTTTTTTAATGTTGGGGGTATAATGCAAGAGATTATGACCAAGATTGAACTGGGAGGTGTATTGGGTAAAACATATGGGCGCTCTCATCTCCGCTTGATTCGCACAACTTCTGAAGCTATTAATGCCCTCACCAAGACCATTGATGGTTTTGAGAAATTCCTCAATACGAGCAAGGCTCGAGGGTTAACATACGCTGTTTTCAAAGATAAAAAGAATATCGGTGTAGATGACTTCGGGTTTCCGGTAACAGGGGAAGTTATACGAATTGTCCCTGTAGTCATAGGCAGTAAAAAAGCTGGTGTGCTACAAACAGTTTTAGGTGCTGTGTTGGTTGCTGTTGGCGCTGTACTAAGTTTCACCCCATGGGCTGCAGCCTCACCATTTTTGTATAAATTTGGTGCTGCAATGATGCTGGGTGGGGTTGTCCAGATGCTTTCCCCGCAGCCAGCTGGGCTAGCCAGCAAACAGGATGCAGATAACCGCGCCTCTTATGCATTCGGTGGCGTAACGAACACAGCCGCGCAGGGATACCCGGTTCCGCTACTTTACGGACGGCGAAGGATCGGCGGGGCGATTATTTCTGCCGGAATTTACGTCGAAGATCAGCAGTAAAAATTAACCTTTCATTCAGGCCACCTTCGGGTGGCTTTTTTTATGGGCGAAATATGGTAAACGCAACCGCTATACGGGGCCGCAAAGGCGGTGGCTCTAAATCCCGCACGCCTACCGAACAGCCCGACGATCTCCAGTCTGTTGCGAAGGCAAAAATATTAATCGCTCTCGGAGAGGGGGAGTTCTCAGGGCAGTTAACCGGCAAAGACATCTACCTTGATGGTACCGCGATCGAGAATGCTGACGGCTCCCAGAACTTCAGCGGTGTGACATGGGAGTTTCGCCCCGGCACCCAGGCGCAGAAATACATTCAGGGTATTCCCGGAACTGAAAACGAAATCAGCGTGGGCACCGAAGTATCAAGCGCCACAGCCTGGACCCGGACATTTACCAATACTCAGCTTTCTGCTGTTCGCCTGCGACTGAAATGGCCCTCGCTGTATAAGCAGGAAAACGACGGCGATTTGGTTGGCTACTCCATCAACTACGCAATTGATCTGCAAACGGATGGCGGCACCTGGCAGACGGTACTGAATACCAGCGTAACTGGTAAAACCACATCCGGTTATGAACGCAGCCACCGTATCGATTTACCGCAGGCGGGCAGCACCTGGACAATTCGTCTGCGTAAAATCACCGCTGACGCAAACAGCGCGAAGATTGGCGACACGATGATGCTGCAGAGCTTCACCGAGGTGATCGATGCGAAGCTGCGTTATCCGAACACCGCGCTGCTGTACATTGAGTTCGACTCGAGCCAGTTTAACGGCTCCATCCCGCAGATCGCCTGCGAGCCGCGCGGCCGCGTTATTCGTGTTCCTGACACCTACGACCCTGAAACCCGCAGTTACAGTGGCACATGGACAGGATCGTTTAAATGGGCCTGGACGGATAACCCGGCCTGGATTTTTTACGATCTGGTGGTGACTGACCGCTTCGGGCTGGGTGATCGCCTGACCGCGGCGAATATCGATAAGTGGACACTTTACCAGGTAGCGCAATACTGCGATCAGCCGGTACCGGACGGGAAAGGCGGCAGCGGCACCGAGCCACGTTATACCTGTAACGTTTATGTGCAGGACAGGAATGAAGCGTATACGGTGCTGCGTGACTTTGCGGCCATTTTCCGTGGCATGACCTACTGGGGCGGTGATCAGATCGTTGCGCTGGCGGACATGCCGCGTGATGTGGATTACAGCTACACGCGCGCTAACGTGATTGATGGCCGGTTCACCTATTCAAGCAGCACGACGAAGACGCGCTACACCACGGCGCTGGTATCCTGGTCGGATCCGGCTAACGCCTATGCAGACGCGATGGAACCCGTGTTTGAGCAGTCGCTGGTAGCACGGTATGGCTTCAACCAGCTGGAAATGACCGCGATCGGCTGTACCAGGCAGTCAGAGTCGAACCGGAAAGGCCGATGGGGAATCCTCACCAACAATAAGGATCGCGTCGTTTCGTTCGATGTCGGCCTTGACGGAAACATCCCGCAACCCGGGTACATCATTGCCGTGGCTGATGAAATGCTATCCGGTAAAGTCATGGGCGGGCGTATCAGCGTCGTTAACGGCAGGGTAATCACCCTTGACCGTAAAGCAGATGCTGCTGCTGGTGATCGCCTTATTCTAAATTTGCCCTCTGGCGCATCGCAAAGCCGCACCATTCAGGCGGTAAACGGGAACTCAGTTACCGTCACGACTACCTACAGCGAAACGCCACAGGTTGAAGCTATTTGGGTGGTGGAGTCAGACGAACTCTACGCTCAGCAGTATCGTGTTGTCAGCGTCACCGATAACAACGATGGCACTTTCTCGATTACCGGCGCATGGCACGATCCGGATAAATACGACCGTATAGATACCGGTGCCATCATTGACCAGCGTCCGGTAAGTGTTATCCCTCCGGGTAACCAGGCACCGCCTGCCAATATCGTAATTAGCTCTTTCTCGGTGGTTCAGCAGAATATCAGCGTGGAAACCATGCGTGTGAGCTGGGATCAGGCGCAGAACGCTATCGCCTATGAGGCGCAGTGGCGGCGCAACGACGGGAACTGGGTGAACGTACCGCGCAGCTCCACCACGTCCTTCGACGTACCGGGAATTTATGCCGGTCGCTATCTGGTGCGTGTGCGCGCCATTAATGCCGCTGAGATTTCCTCCGGCTGGGGCTATTCGGAAGAGAAAATGCTGACGGGCAAGGTGGGGAATCCGCCGAAGCCAGTAGGCTTTATCGCGTCCGAAAATGTGGTGTTCGGCATTGAGCTGAACTGGGGATTCCCGGAGAACACGGACGACACGCTGAAAACTGAAATTCAGTACAGCCTGACCGGTAGCGAAGATGATGCGATATTGCTGGCAGATGTGCCTTATCCTGCCCGTAAATATCAGCAGATGGGCCTCAAGGCAGGGCAGATTTTCTGGTACCGCGCGCAGCTGGTGGACAGGACTGGTAACGAGTCGGGTTATACCGACTGGGTGCGCGGTCAGGCCAGTATTGATGTTTCTGATATTACTGACGTGATCCTGGAGGAGATCAAAGAGTCCGACACGTTCAAGGATCTGATAGAAAGCGCCGTGGACAGTAATGAAAAAATTGCCGGGATGGCCGACGACATCAAACAGAACGCCGACGAACTGGAGCAACAGGCGCTGGCCATTCAGGAGAACGCTGACGGGCTGGCACAGGCTGCCGTAAAAATCGACGAAATTTCCGTTTCGATGGACGGCATGACTGGCGGAGTTAAAAACTCATCGATAGCCGTGATCCAGAACAGCCTGGCGCAGGTAACTTCCCGCCGTTCCCAGACTGCCACCAATAATGGCAACAGCGCCAGTATCGACCGTATCGACACCACCATAGCGGATACCAGCCAGGCGGTTGCCCGTGCGCTGGTGACGCTGGATGCCAGCGCCGGTGGCAACACTTCCAATGCGACCGACCTGACCGAAACCCTGGCTAACTTCACGCAGGCATCTGCCACGAAAATTAACTCACTGACGGTGACGATAAACGGTCAGACAGCAGCAATTAACCAGACGGCAGAGGCCGTGGCTGATGTAAACGGCAATCTCAAAGCGATGTACAACATTAAGGTTGCGGTCGATGCCAATGGGCGGCAGTACGCCGCTGGCATGGGGATCGGGGTGGAGAATACGCCCTCCGGCATGCAGTCGCAGGTGCTTTTTGTAGCTGACCGTTTTGCGGTTATGGCTCAGGCCGGGGGTAATGTTTCGCTGCCTTTCGTGATCCAGAACGGACAGACCTTTATTCGGGAAACCTTCATTCAGGACGGAACCATCAGCAACGCCAAAATCGGCAATTTCATTCAATCGAATAACTACGTTGCGGGATCGGCGGGCTGGAGGCTGGATAAAGGCGGGACATTCGAAATAAATGGTGTGGCTGGCGGCGGACGGATGCTTATCTCCAGCACACTAATTCGTATCTATGACAGCAATAACGTGCTGCGCGTCAGAATGGGGTTATGGTGATGCCACAGGGTTTACAGTGCTGGGATAGTGCAGGGCGGGTTGCCGTTGATTTAAGCGATTACGCAATCCGATATATAGGCAGCACGACTGTTTCTCTTGCTGCCGGTGAAGCCTCAAAAAACGTTCCCTTTGCAGGCATGACGCAGGACGGGTCGTTCGTCACCATCGTTTCCACCGGCGTTACGGTTAATGAATATTTTTGCCGCGCTTATAACGGCGGCTTCACTTTGTATTATCTGCCCACTGGCGGCAGCGTAGCGATTACTCTCAACGTGGAGGTATACAACTTTCAATGAGCGGATTCGAGGTATACAACGATGCCGGAAAATTACTGGTTGATTCACAGAACAGGTCAACGCTGTTTTATGATCAGCGCGCACTCGGTGCTGTTACGGATAAAGGATTTTACCGCGTAAACAGCCCATTTGGTGATGGGAGCACGCTGGGATACACCCAGCAGCAGTTCTGGAATGACGGTCGGCTGCGGTGGCTGCAACTGGGTACAAATAAATACGGTTTACCCGGTGCCAATTTACTGGAGGACAATGCCGGAAGCATGATCCGCACCGCGCGAAACATTGGACTCCAGAGCGGCTATCTTGATGTATTCGACAGTTCAGGAAATCTCATCTGGAGCGCTGCCTCTGCCTCCAAAATGCCGAGGGTCACTGGCTTCTTTGACGTGCCTGCGAATTACGATCTCCAGAACAACACATTTTCCATTACGCCTGGGTTCAATCCCTGGATTCTCATCAACAACTGTCCGGGGAATCTCAGTGACGATGGCGAGAGGGTAGGGTATTCAGGTATCGCGTTGAAGTGGACGGGCTCACAGCTGCAGGGGCGGTATATTTCCAGTAATCAGCGCAGCTGGAGCGAGACTATGCAGGGTAGAGGATTACGAATCCCCATTGCCCGGTTTGTGGGTATATGATTGTGGCGGGATGCGCGGATGCTGAGTGGCGAGCATATTTTGTCGGACACCCTTTTCGGAAGTAAAATAGTAATGCACAGTCATCTTGTTATTTTTCTTATAGCAAATGTTGCTTAATCGTTTCTGAATATGCCGGCTAAATATGCCATTGCTGGAGTCGGATAATATATTTATTTCACGAGTACTGCAGTTTATTGAAGCACTGACATCGCCACCCAGTGACAGGCGCGCCGCTTCAACCGGGTAATCCATCTGGAAATTATTCATTGTCCGTGGTCCTGTGCAACCTGCAAGTAACATTAATGCAGCAAAGTAAGTAACTTTCATTCTTATATTCCTGTAAATACGGAAATATCCATTTTATAAGAGTTCAAAATTTAGTCAGATTGATTGTGGCGATCAATTGTAATTGATTGATCGCTTTTGTCGATCTCAAAATAGTGAGGAAGGCATGATTTATAATACCGGAACAATTTCATTCAGCGGCAATACGATCACCGGCACAGGGACGAACTTCGCTGCGCCAGCCAGCCAAATCCGTATTGGCCAGACTTTGTTGATTGCATCCAACCCGGTCCAGCTCGTACAGATAACGGCAATCAACAGCGCCACATCCCTGACCGTTACACCTACTGCATCACCGCCGGTAACTTCTCAGAAGTACGGCATTCTTGTCACCGATAGTCTTTCTGTTGACGGGCTGGCGCAGAGTATTTCTCAGCTTATTAAAGAATATGACGGAAATATCGGGGCCTGGGAGGCGTTTGCCACTACGAACGCCAACCAGAATGTCACAGTCACCATCAACGGCGTGAGCATGACTATCCCGGCGATTGGTAAATTTCTGCAGAAAGGGGCCAATGGCGCGCTGGCAATTGCTGATGGTGGGACCGGCGCAACGACGGACGAAGATGCTCGCGCAAACCTCGGTTTAGGAACATCTGCATTAAAGAACCTGCAGCCCGGCTCTCTGGAAGATAAAACGTCGGGTTCGGTACTGCAGGTCGGGTCCTTTGGTTTAGGTGCT